TTTACACCATTTTGAAAGCTATAGGTGACCAGAACCCAGAATTAACCGAGTTTATCAAGGAAACAGAAACGTGGCTTGAAAATAATCCTGATGAATCCCCTGAAATTTATGATGAAAAGATCAAAGAAATCCAAGAAAAAATGCAAACGTTTGCCCCGCCACCACAAGCAAATGAAGATACAAATCCCAATATGAATACTGAAACTCCCCAAGAATCAGCTACTCCAGAAGATTCTGGCCCTAAAATAGAAGAAATTGATTAAAATATATAACGCGCTTCTAGGCGATGGACGCGAGATTGTCCTGCTGCTCGGCCAAAAGGTCGATCCAGTCAGTCATTGCGTTTTCCATATTATAACCGTTTTTCTCAAGAATATTCCTCGCATCGGGTTCGCGGAGACTGAGGTGGTGCTCACGCGCGTAAGTCATTATTTCCTTTACCATCAATTTCTTTCGAATTTGAGCATATTTGTTTTCAATATCCGCTTGTGTGTCACTTATCTCGTTATGACATCGTCTGTTATTATGCTCTTTGCACCTGTTTAAAAATTCTCCTACGCTTTCATGATAACCTTTTTCGGGGTCTACGCCGGCTGGTATGCCTCCAGAGATATTCGCCGCCTTCGCCGCCTTCGCTATCTTAGCCTTCGCCGCCTTATTAAAACCCGGCGTTTTATTATTTTTGCAGATGACTAGTAGTTCTCTCTTTTTCTGAAGCTCGCCGTAAATCGCTTTCAGTTTCAACGCCATATCGAGCTGCCCCTTATTCTTGGCGTAGCCCAACTGGCCCACCAAGCGAGATAGCTTCTTGTCTATGTCATGTATCCTGATCCTCAGCTTCTTCCTCGACAGCTGAGCGTATTTGTCAGGGCAGCTTAAGATCTCCACCGCGCTGGCTTCCACAGGATTTTCCTCGACGTCGTTGTCCTCCTCCTCGACGTCGTAGTCCTCCTCCTCGAGGTGGTAGTCCTCCTCCTCGAGGTGGTAGTCCTCGTCCTCGGCGGCGGCGGAGCTAAATGATTCTCTAACACTACTTACTCCAAATATTACACCTAATAATATAAGAACAAATAATGTTCCAACAAGCCAACAAAGCAATTTTTTATCGGATTTTGACATTTTTGACATAATTTTTGACATATACTATAATGATTATTTAATTCAAGCTAATGATTGTCTATCGAATAAAGGTTAAAACAAGTATCTAATCTTCTTTTGGTTGTTCTTCTTTTGGTTGTTTTCTTTTTTGTTTTTCTATGCGACAGTCATCGAATTTTTGTTTTGCCTTTTTGTATTTTTTAAGCTTTTTATCGCGCTTAATCTTTAGGTTTTCAAGGTTGCAACTTCGTTCGGTAAAGGATTCTCTAACACTACTTACTCCGAATATTATTCCTAATAATATAAGAACAAATAATGTTCCGACAAGCCAACAAAGTAATTTTTTATCTGATTTTGACATTTTTGACATAATCTTTGACATATTGTATATATATACGTATTATTTTTGTTAGCGAAACGGTTTAAATATAATTTGATAATTGGGATTAATGTCTTTATTTGTAGGACGAAGACGTTTCAAGTTTAAAGAGATAAAAGAATTGTTTAATTTTTCGATAAATGCGGAACAAAATGGAGATTGTATAGATTTTAATGTAAGATTGATAAGGGATCCATATAAATTTTCTGGTTTGTATGAATTGCCCCGAGAACTTAATCGAATTATTATGTCGTATTTAAGAATACATATAGAATTTACATTAATTATAAATCCACCCGTAACATATCCTTTTCTTCCTTTTAAATGGGAGTTAGGTGGTGTTATTGCAAATGGTACAAATGATATAGAAGTATATAAGTGTTTAAAGTATGCAGTTATGCGTGAGAATAGTCAATTTGCTAAAGATTTTAGTCCAGCTTGGTCTACTGAAGCGATGAGCATGTTAATGTTTTATAGAATACAAAAAGATTTACAAGGGACAATTGCATTTGAAATAGCACAAAAAAATCTGAAAGATGAGATATTATTACCAAAACCATTTCCCTGGCATTATTTACAGATTAGAAGAAACATCCACGATAGAATGGATTATATTCGAAATGAATTCCGAAGAATGAGAGAGAATGTAATAGATAGAAGTGGCTATAATAACAACATTGCTATTATTAATCTTATAGATCGTGCAATTGAAAGATCATATGAATTAATAGTTTGAAATATATAGTTGCGAAGCTCTCGCAGTCGTCAATCGTTTTTTTTCTTAAAATCTGGATAGCAATTTATACAAATTACTTCATCTGTTTTTACAGTTTCATTATCTAAATCAAAATTTCCGTAACCATCTGAATGAGCGAATAACCATTTACCATTATGTTGTATATAGCATCTTGATTCAAAATTTGAGGAAAGATAGTGACATATTATACATTCAAATGGATTAGCTGAAAGAAACATTAATATAATAATTCTATCTTATAAATTTAAGTTTTGAATAAATGAGATTTGTTCTTCTAAATCTGAAATGTTATGATCAATACCAATTCTATCAGGAATATCTTTGTCATAAGTAAATGTATCGGGCGTATCGGTGTCAAAAACATTATCGGGTATTTTACGAGTTTCGGGTGGTGTATTAATTTTTTCGTTCCATTCGCAAGGACGTGCTTTATTTCCACAAACTTCGAAACTGGTTATACAATCCTGTTTAGACGTTGCTTCTGTACATTTTCCACAATATTCGCCGATGACGTGTGGTAATCTTCCTATTGTTTCTAAATTGTGAGAACGACCATACATATTTTGATATTGTGCTTTAGAATAATTTGTGGTATCTCCGCCTTTACATGTTCCGCTCTTTATAGTTGTAGGTGGAGGTACTACTATAACTGGCGGTACATCTACTGGAGCTAAAGTTGTTGTGGTGGTAGTAGTGTCATCAATATCAGGTACACATTCACCATTATCCTTTTCACCAACCCATTTACAAAAGATTTTGGAATCACCATCCCTAATATACCTTCCACTATCTGGATCTCCAGTTTTATCTCCGCGTGTTGCGTCGCATTTTTTCCAACCTTTTGATCCAGAAGTACCAATTTCTTGACAAGTTGCGGCGTTGGTATATTCATAATAACAAGTACCATTATGTAATACACCTCCACCTCTTTCTGTACAGCCTATATTTGAAGGTGGGGATAAAGTGGTAGTAGTAGTGGTTATAGGTGCGGAGGTAGTGGTAGTGGTAGTGGTTATAGGTGACGAAGTAGTAGTAGTGTCATCAATATCGGGTACACATTCACCATTATCCTTTTCACCAACCCATTTACAAAATATTTTGGAATCACCATTCCTAATATACCTTCCACTATCTGGATCTCCAGTTTTATCTCCACGTGTTGCGTCGCATTTTTTCCAACCTTTTGATCCAGAAGTACCAATTTCTTGACAAGTTGAGACATTGGTATATTCATAATAACAAGTACCATTATGTAATACACCTCCATCCCTTTCTGTGCAGCCTATATTTGAAGGTGGGGATGTAGTGGCAGTGATTATAGGTGCGGAGGTAGTCGTGGTAGTGGTGGTAATAGTAGTTTGATTGGGGAGAGTATAGTCTGGTGTCCAGCCGGGATATCCATTCCCACCAGCTCCTGCTTTTGATGTTACCAGCGCTGGAACATCTTCTGCGTTATCTAATACATAATCATATGTCTCATTGTTGTTATTGCGGTCTTTCATAATATCGTTTAAATCATCATCTTTTTGAAATACATAGTTGCCTTCGTCTCCTGTTCCACCAAGACTTGGTGCACAATTAGAGAGTTTTGCTGATGAATGCTCACTCATATGTAAAGGTTGTGGATCACTAGTACAAGTATCTTTATATTTATCACCAATTATGTATAACTTTCCATCATTTTCAGTGTCATATGGTCTGCCACTTCTATAAAAAAAACTGTTTTCAGATAAGGAAATTGTTTTCTGACGAGCAGCAATAGTATAATATGAATTTTGATCATAAAAATTGTTATAAAGATGAATTGGTCTTGCATATCTAATACGTGGATTTCTGCTATTTCCAGGAAACCAGCAATGATGAACAGTTATTTGAACTTTCATATCACGTTGCTCATCACTACTACCATTACTATGATCACCGGCTCCAATTAACATCACTTTGTGGTGGGTTGTGTCTTTTTTTGCTGAATTTCCGTCTTTGCGATTTCTTGATTTAGTAGGGTCTCCTAATATACACCAAGAAACTGTTATATTTGTCGCACCGTTTGTCATATCCAGGAGTCCATCGGCACTTTTTGTGAATGTACAATGATCAACCCAAATATTACGAACATCTTCTCCTTTAATTGCAACATAATCTTCTGGTTTTTTGCCCTTGATTTTGTCTTCAGTATCGCCGTCTTTAAATAATCCATCAAAAAATATATTTCGAATAATGATATTATTTGCTTTACCTCCAATTTTTACAGATCCTGCAAAATGAGCATTATCTGTACCGACAACAGTTATATTTTCTTTATCTTTAAGTTCTATTGACATATCTTCTATTTTGCTGTTTTTTGTACAGTCAACATGTCCATATATAATGATTAAATCATTGTCCTTAATATTGTCCCTCATATTTTTGACATCACTTGGTTCTTTTATTTCCCAAATTTTGTTTGGATTTGAACTACATCCGGTGGTATTTCTACCAAAACCAGTTGGGGTTTGTTCCCAATTAGAAGGTATATAGTCGGATATATTAAATGATTGAAATGATTCTTGAATGAAAAATTTGTTTATGTTTTTAAGTATAAAATATAGTAGTATAAGAATCAAGAATACATATAAAACCGTGGAATAGATAATCATTACTATACGTAAGATATAATTGGAGAGTTACATATTATAAACGCTTCTAACATAAGTAATAAAATTAGATAGTGTACATTCAGAGAGATAAGTTACATGATCAAACAATAAATTTGTGACGGTTCTTTGTTGAAAATTTTCATATTGTTCTAATTCCTCAAAGTTGGATATATGTTTCTTAGATACTTTATATAAAATTTCTTTGTAAGAATCAATCATAAATTGGGTAGGAGAGGTACAATTATTTAAAAAATAGGATAAATCGTTATATATCCATCCAATAGAACAAGCTATTATTTCTTTAGAAGGTTTTTGATTAGGATTAGTGTTAAAATATTGAGAATACATATCAATGAGAACAAGTATTTTATATGTATTTCTTATACCTTGATTAAGTAATTTTCTTTTGTTATCAAGTATTGGGAGATAACTCATTATTTTTGATATTATTTCATTTGGTAGTTCTGACATATATATTGGATTTATATTGTTGTGATTTAGTTTAAAATCCCATTGTGTTTTCAGCAATTTTTTCTAAAAGCTCTATATTATAAATTCGAGTAGCTTCTGCCAATAATCTTAATTCAAAATTTAGATCACCATCACACAATGGCATAAATAGGTCATTTATATTGTCAATTCCTAATCCAATATTTACACCGTTTTCATATAAAATCTGTACTGGTGCGATTGAGTTATGTATTGGTGCGTTATAATTGTTATGTTGTGTCATAGATATTGCTGCGGACGGACATACAATAACACCGATATCAAGTTCTTTGAGTCTTTGAGCGATTTCTTTTTGTTTATCAATTGGCTTACAAGATAGACTTATAGAATGGATAGAACGAGCTTTTCCTTGATATTCATATTTTTCAACGAAATCACAAAATCGTTCAGTTTCATCTTCTAGTGGGATATTGAGTTGATCCAAATGGGCTTCTAATGGTTTTCCAAGTCTTTTTGCTGTAGAAAATGCTATATCAAGGTGTTCATCAAAACGATTATAATCTCTACTCGGTAAGCAACCTACTATATCTGTGATTTTTGTAGCTTCTTCAAAAAGTTTTAAATTTTCATGACATCCTACAATTCCTTGTAATGGTTGGGTTGCAGTTTGAATTGTTACACCTTTTTTTGCCCAAATTTTCTTTTGTTTTTCTGTTTCCTCTATGCACATTAAACCAACAATTTTATCTATATCAACAAATGTTCTAATATGGTTACAATTTTGAGAGGCGATAGTTTGTATTGATTTGTTTATTCTATAAGATAGATTTTTTCGATTATAGTCTCTTTTAATATCATCCATTATATACCATTTATCGCGCATATGCTTATCGGATTCTTGTAGTAATGTCCTTGTAATGATATTCGATTTATCAAGATGACTATGATGACAAACCCATTTCATATTTGATTTAAGAAAGTTCATCTTCATTTATAAATACAAATTCTTATTTATATTTAGGATAAACGCCATATAATTGGGATAAAAGAACACCATCGCCTTCTCTTGCTCTTAGTTTAACGAATCCATTATCTCCCCAATCTGTCCCCCAACTATTTTGAATGATCCAATAAGTACCATTTTCATCTTTGTCATAACCTGTTAATAATACTGCATGATTTATTTGCTCAGACATTCTGGATGGAATATCAATTATTCCAGTTTTATAAAATCGAAAAATGAATGAACTGGCGTCTAATGCAATTGCGATAGGACCATTTTGCAGTGAAGCCATTATATCCAAAGTTGATCTTGGAATAACATAATCATAACCTGTAATGTTAGAGCCGACAACATTCACGTAATATTCTCCTATAAATGAATGATTTCCGGGTAAACAATCATCTTCACAATCAATAGCACATAATTGACCTTCTGCGACATATGTATAGTCATCATTGGATACTAATCCATTATTTTCAATACAATAATCAAATGCAAGATGCATTAATCCACCTCCACAACCATCGTTTTTTTTAGAACAATCCACAAGTTGTTGTTCTGATAATCTGTTAACGGTATAGTTATTAATTCTCATATATGATTCTATTGCTGATGTGGATGAAAAAGCCCAGCATGAACCACAGTTTCCTTGATTTTTAACATCGGATATAATATCATTTCCCCAAACGAATTTATCAGGTAAGTTTTTATATTTGTTGAAATACTTAAATGGATTTAAGATAAATTTTGTTAGGGTTCGAATTCTTCTTTCAAAGGAGAATTGTTTATGTCTAATTGGTTCATCCATTAACATTAAATCATTTGGAATAACAGAAATATTTACTTCATCTGTAAATTTGTTAATTTCTAATTCACAATCGCCATTGTTTTTGTTATAATTAGTTATTAGCTTAAAATTGCTTTCAAACGTTCTATATTTATGTTCTCTTTGCTTTACAAAATTAACATAATCAAAATTGGAAGTATCTTTATTGCTTTTAAGAAAATTTAAATCATTGTCTTCTAATTTGTTGTGTTGGTCAAGAAAATTGTAATATTCTTTTGCATATTCATAACTGTCATTGATTAGATTAGAATCCGATTTATCACAACAGTGATCACAGGAATTATCGCAACAATTATTGCAACAATTATCGCAACAATTATCGCAACAATTATCGCAACAATTATTACAGGAATTTAATTTTTTAGAATAAAGTTTAATAGAATTTTTATACACTCTATTATTTACAAAAGATCTCGAAAAATTTAAAAGATACACGAGTGCTATATGCACACGCATCTTACATAGGTGATTATTAACGTATAATATCTACCTTTTTAACTTTCCGATGTGTGAATTATTATATCCTTAGTGTTTTTAACGTCTTTTATAGTAAAATCAGACTTATTGTAATATTTCTTTCTAATATTTGATTTCTTTATCATTCCTACTGTAGAGTCAACAATATCAACGATGACTGGTATATATTTCCTATTTTCAGGAGTTTGTCTTAGAATTCTACCTGAAGCTTGGATAATATCACTTTTTGGTGTAGCAAATATCAAAGTATTCAATTCTGGGACGTCAAACGCTTCTTGTACATAGCTATAAGTAGCTAGCAATACATTTCTCTTAACAATATCGTCGAGTTCTTTTTGCTTTATTCCCCCAATACATAATCCATTTGATATTCCTATTTCATCTAATTTCTTCTTTAAAGCTTCCACTTGTCTTCTTCTTTCACTCAAAACTAATGTTTTTCTACCAACTGATGAGAAATGTTTTAATAAATCTATAATGAGTTTTTCTCTGTTAGGAGATTCAACCATTCTATTTATCATTTTTGGCATATTCGCATTACCTTTAAAATTTAGAAATGTTTGCTGATAGTTTGGATCACTAAACGGCAACATAAAACAATTGACTTCTCCAAAACTGTTTGAAGTTCCAGTTGGTGAAAACACAGGTCCTATATGCCATGACAATATTCTTTCCATGTTATCCTTTCTTTGAACTGTTGCACTAAGACCCAAATTATATTGTGTTGAAATTTTGGGGAAAGCCCGACTATAACAATTACTTGCAAAATTGTGTATTTCATCGAGAATGTTCAAACCAAAACTATCAAAAGTATTTTCTGGATAATTTCTCTGGGAAATAGACTGTAACATTCCAATTACAATATCACAATTATCAACTTTTACCTTGTTTGCTTGAATAATTCCGATTCTCGCATCAGGAAGAAATTGACTAATGCGTTCTATCCATTGATTCATAAGAAATTCTTTATGAACTACAACAAGTGTTTTCTTTTTCATTACTGAAACGATATATAATGCCAGCGCAGTCTTTCCACCGCCAGTTTTTAGATTGAGAATGCCCCCCTTATTTTTTTTGAATAATTTCATAAATTTGTCCATAATATCTACCTGATAATCTCTTAATTCACCTCTAAATTTGAGATCAATATTATTCCCAACATCTCCTATTTTATCTACAGCTGGACCAAAGTTATCAATACCATAATATCTAGGAATGTATAGTTTGTTTGCACTTTCTAAATATACTTTAAAACTTGGAGGCAGAGTTCCAAATTTTTCCATCATATATTTTTGTTTCTCAAAAGGTTGTACGTGTAGTTCTTTACGAATCTTTCTCTCTTCTGTTTGAGTTAGACTATTTTTCTTAATTGTATATCCTCTACGTGTAATATATCGATCATGTTCTGTCAATGTACTCATTTAGATGAACGTTATATAATATATTTTATTGGTGAAAGCTTAAGCTTAGATATAATCGAAACCGCTCGGACGAATGAAGTCGTATATATTTCTCCTTAATTTTCGAATAATATTGTTATTTACAACAACAAGCTCTATCTCAAATCTTAATTCAGAATTAGATGGTATAGATGGTCTCCCTATAGAATGGACAGCCTTATTTCCGTATCCAAGTGATGGGGGAAGTATAATAATTCTCTTTCCTCCTGCTTTCATTGTTTTTAGTCCAATTTTCCATCCTTCAATTATAGGTGATTTGCCGTATTCAAATAACAACCCCTTATTTTTGTCTCTTGATTTAGAATCATCAAATTTTATTCCCATTGTAGCATTAGGAGAATAATACCACCCCTTATAGTGAACTTCAAGTTCATCCCCATGGGATGGTGAATCACCAGTTCCAATAACTGTATCGTGATATAAAAGTCCTTTTTCACCCATTATGAAGTTATTTGGGGTGGTATCGGATTTTGATTCAAGACGTTTATTTTGAAAAAAACCTCTACGTGTTGGTGCAACAAATGCATCCGTTTTACTTAGTAATAAAACAATAAAAATTCTATACATAATTTATAAATTTAGAGTTGTCTTTATATATATCAAAGTTGATATGATACAGCATTGACACAATGTTCTGAATTATAATCAACTGTATAGCCAATATCTTCAAGAATTCCAAGTGTCATTCGTGTAATAAAATTCCCATTTATTGTTCCGTTATCATCATCTAAAAATCCAGTCATAATTTCTGTAGGGATAGTTGGATGTACTTTTCCAGCAGCATCTGTTCTTGTTTCAACAGCCCAGTTACCATCAATACCTTCTTCAAAATGTGAACGTTGTGTTCCAGAACCAAAATCATTTTCAACCGGAACACCTGTAATACCGGTTATATCGTAGCCTAAATCGTGTAGAAGTTGTTTATATTCTCTGAATCCATTCTCACCAGTATAAAAGAAATCAGTAACATTTGTAGTCCAAATAGGATCCGTTCCAACACCAATTATATGTATAATTTCATGAACAAGAACTAATAAATTGATATGTTTTTGAATATTATTTAGAGAATATGTATTAGTAATGCTTGAATTGAGTGTATTTATTTCAATTGTTCTGCTAGCATAATCAGCGGAACCAAGAACATTATTTATATTTATTAACGTTTCTGAAATCGTGATTGTTGCAGGAGCTGTAGGTGAATGTTTAATAATACTTTCTACGATTGTTTTTGCCTCAAGAATATGACCAATTAGTGGGTTATCCGTTGCTAAACTGGAATAATCCAAATTCAATTCAAACATAGGTGTTGAAAAATAAGAAAATACACTTATAGATTGGGCATTTTGAGCAATATAATACCCCTTTAACAATTCGTTATCATTATCGGAAAAATAAGTTTGTTGTGCCTGATAAGATGATATATCGGGATCGACAAATAATGTATTTTCAGCTGAAATATCTTGATTTGTATACCAATTCTGATAATATTGAGCTGTTGGATTTCCTTTTCCAATATAATAGCTGCGAAATTGTTGTGAGAGATTACCTAAAAAGAATTCTTTCTGCGATAATTCATTTGAAAAGTCATAGTGTATCTTTAGTAAACTCGAAGACATTAATATATCTTAATATTTTGATTTATAGAAATTTAACAATTAATATGGAGTTTCACCATATATCATTTTGTCAACTAAATGTGAAATAGCTCTGGATAATGTAAAAAAACTTGCTGAACATATTGGATATTTTGATATTAAAAACACAGATAAAAAAGAGAGCTTCTTAAGTCTATTTGAATAATGTAATGCTTTTTGACAATCTTTACAGGTTTCTATATGAGTTGTCCTATCTCTTTGTTGTTTTGGCGTCAGTTCTATAATATTTGTATCGTGTTTATTAGAAAATATTGGTATATGACTAAGATGTTTTAACCACCATTTTCTCCAAATAACTGGTCCTATATCAGATGTAGTTGGAGTACAATATGATTCTAGCAGTGTAATATTTTTATTTTTCATATCATTAGCGGTTTCTATTTCACAATTATGTAACCACACATCGCTTTCTAAGAATTTGTTTCCGAAAGAGTGAGATATCCATTTAGGTATTTTATTTTGTGTATCTGCATTCATAAATGCCAAATGTATTCGTGTAATGCCACTTGAAACAGGTGTCATTAATACCATTAATTGTATTTTGAATTTATCGAGTTCATTGAACTTATCCGGTTCATCAGAATCATGTGTTCTAAAATGATAGTATATTGGACTCGTAAAAGATACAATTCCTGCCCGCATTTTGCCCATAATTCTATCTATGAAATGGATTTCCAATTGTCTTGAGTTTCCTTTTGAAGTTAGAATTTTCATTGGAATGTTAATCCCATCAGATCGAACACCTTGTAATCCATGATGCGCGAATGGAATGTGGGCTGGGTCCATAAAATTCTCTACCATGAAATCAAAAGAATATGGTAACTCTCTTGTGAGAATCTGTGTTACATTTTTCAATTCTGGGAAAATTATATCAGGTCTTGTATTAAAGTTTGCCCCTTCAATTGGAAATTCACCCCAAAGAATATCTCCAGTTTCGATTATATTAATAGACTCAACGTTCTGTCCTATTTCATTATCAGCTGATTGAGGGATATTATTACAATCGCCTGTTGTTGAAAATTGCCATCCGTGATATGGACATTCAATACATCCAGTTTCAGCATCAACACGACCTTGCGAAAGAGGAGCAAGTCTGTGTGGACATGCGTCTCTTAACAAAGACCACTGGAATGTTTTAGGATTATTCCAGACAACATAATGTTTATTTGCAATTTTTAGTCTGGAATTATTAGGCAATGATGATTTTGAACCAACTGGCAACCATGTACCCATTTTTAATGAATGAGAATGTACAAATATTCCAATAAGATTTATAATTGGTGTTTTCATTATATTTAGTATGTATTCTTTGTTTAATTATATATTTGTCTGAATAGATAATGGTTTCATTAAAACTGCCAATTTCTTATATTAAGAAAATCATTAGACCAGTAATTTCAAAATCTCCAAGTTCAAGTGTGGTTACAAACAAAGAAATCCTATCTTTAACTCAAGGCACTGTTTTAAATTATGTTATGACTCCTTTAGTTGGAGCAGTTGATACATTTTGGATATCAAAATTAGATAATGATGCAATTTTAGCCGGTCAAGGGACATCTGATCGTATTTTTAACTCAATCTATGCAATTTCATCTTTTGCACCAAATGTAATTGTACCAATCATTTCAAAATATCATGCGATTGGTGATAATGATAAGATAGCATCTATTGTATCAACGAGTATTCTTTTAGTAAGTTTTATTGGTATTTTTCTAAGCGGAGGAATATTCATGTTTAAAGATTCAGTAACAAGTACAATAATACCTTCAACCGCAAAATCGTATAAGTATGCGATTCAATATTTAGAAATAAGAATTTTAAGTTTAGGATTAGCTCTATTAAATTCACTTGCTTTTGCCTCAATGAGGGGACAAAAAGATATAAATACACCAATAAAAATAAATCTTTGTTCTCAAATTGTGAATATGATATTAGATCCAATTCTTATGTTGAAGATGGGAATAAGAGGGATAGCTATAGGTACAGTAATTGCTGAGTTAGTTTCTTTTATATTGTTCTATTCATCTTTGCTTCATAAAAAGCTAATAAATTTTTCATTAATCGATATAAAGTTCATAAAAGTTCTAATAAAGAGAGGTTTTAGTGTTCAAGTACGATCTATATGTCTATCTGTGATTGGTCTGTTTGGATTTAGACAAGCTCAAGGAATTGATTTATCAGGAAATGTAGCTGCTGCACATGTTTTAAATATGCAACTATTTGAAGTAGGGTTTATATTTACATATTCTCTCGGAATGATCTGTCCGATTATAATACCAAGGTATTCTAACACAAAATTGGTTGAAAAGAAGTTATATTTGTTTGGATTACTAACATCGATTGGTACAATGTCATTACATTTTTTGATTAGTACAAAAGTTTTTAACTTATTTTCCAAAAATCTGGATGTAATTCGTATTGCGAATGATGTTACACCAGTTGCATCAATATTTCAATTTGTATTTGGATTAACATGTATAACAGAGGGTATGATTCAGGGTCATGGAATGTATAATACATTGGGTGTTGGTACAGTTATATCAATGGGTATATTTTTAACATTAATTCCTGCTTGTAAAACGCTACCACAGATGTGGTATGTTATGTGTTTTTCAACTGGATGTAGAGGAATGTTGAATTATCAGTTAATGAGGTTTCAAAGAAGGAAAGAATACAAAAATTCTTAATCGTTAACTCTAGTCGTCATTTCCATGATCATCATCAAAATTTTGCCCAAAATCAGTATTGAACATTGTATCTGGATTTGTATTATCATCAGATAACTCGACTGGTGATAAGCTCTCTTTAGCATCAAGTACAGTTTTTATATCAAATTGTGTTCTTGTTCCTTCTAAATATCTTCCAAGATTACGTTTCATATCTTCGCGAGTAGTTTTTTGAGAATCTTTATTGGAATTTGTTCCAATATGAGTACGTGCTTCATCTTCTTCAACTATTGCATGAATATCTTCAACTCTAGAACGCGTCATTATAATCGACTCTCCACAAAATATTTCTTCACTTTCAATCAATCTTCTAACAACTGATTCCAGAATTTCCCTATAATCTGGAAAAGTTAAATTAAGTGTATCCATTTCGTGTAATAAATGTTGTATAAGATGAAGCCAAATATCTTTCCAAGATGTGATGTGATTGGTGGAAATAAACCTCCTAAACTCTATTAAATCATGTCTAACAACTTCTACAAATTCATCATAATCTTTAATACTTGAAATAGTTTCGGTCACATTATATGTATCTGATAACCAATCTCTAATTTTTTCTAATTGACCTTTTTCACTCAAAATAGACCAAATCTTTGGAAGTGTAAATTTCTCAGTTGGCTTTGGTTTCAATAAAAGGTTCACTATCTGTAAAGAAAGGCATTTATACTGTAACTCAATCTCTTCTTTTGATATATCTTTATCGTTATAAATCTCTGCCCATTCAATCTTATTTAAAGATAGTTTATTTTTGTAATATTTTTCCCAGTGTTTACCTAACTTGTGTGATTTTTTATGTGTATAACTGTAAGATTCTATTGTTTTTGATTTTTTGCAATTTATGTTTGGAATTGTTGGTTTGATTGTCTTAACTTTCTTAGATATAACTGTGAAACTTCTCTTATAAATTGAAGTATATTTATAAGTTCCATATGATAACTTATAAGAATAATTATACTTATCTTTAATATTATTTGTGTAATTCCATTGAATTATGGAATATGAAACTATATTTGCTTCGTTTATTTGTGTTTTATCAACTTTATCGAATAGAATAGAATCTGTAAATACAGAAAGTATTGTATTTATTCTTGCTTCATGACTGATTATAACATTCGAGTAAACATAGGATGCTAGATAAAGAGCCGCAATTCCATAAATTTGTTTCTCAAACTCTTTTTTAGTATCCTTTATTTCACTTATTACTCTTTTTTTGAGTTTTCTTAGAAGTTTTTGAGATTTTTCAGTAGTCATATCATTATTTTTAGGAAAAGTTTTTAGCGCCTTATTTGTATTTTTTAATTTTGTACTAAATCGACTTATATTTTTAACAAGTTTTACTGGAATATCTGATACATCTAAATCTGACTCATCAAAAGAGAAAAAAGATACATATGTTCTCCATTCATTTGAATTATTAAAGAACATATTATACGGTTCTTTGTAATTATCAATCGTCAGAATATTACTGTTACTATACTGTTTATTAACACTGAGTTTATTGAGTATCTCAATTAATCCATTCAGAAAAATATTTTTGGTGATATATGCGTAAATATCTAATTCGCTGCCTATATGTATATCTGATTTTGGAATATCCGATTGTTTATGTAGAATGGTTGAATGTGTAATCATATCATAATCAAAATCATTTTCTGTAGAACCAATTATATCGCCATTAATTAGACTTATTATATTTTTAGTTCCACTTTCGTCTTCACCCCATTGATTTATTAAACACTTGTTTAATAGAGCCTCTTCTTTTTTATTTGCAATATCTGCTTCTAATTGTAATAATATGTGTTTTGGAAAACATTGTTTCTCTGTAAAAACGTCTATAAAATAATAGGGGTGTTCACCATTAATTTCTGAATTCCTTACATACTCCCCACAATTTAATATTCTCAATTTTTCTTTACTTCTTAACACTCTATCTGTAATCTTGTCTGCTTCTTTCCATACAATCAGTGTCTTAGATAGTTTTTCTTCTTCAACTCTTACTTGTATTTTAGGAGGAGGATTATAGCTATTTGAAAATTTTACTTTATCTTCAGATTTTTTATCTTTAATATCAACATTTTGGTTTAATTTATAGTAATAGTCACTATTATTACCTATATTTTTACCTTCAAGTCTATTTAAGAAAAAGGATAATTCTTCTTTTGAAATCGTTTTTTCATTCTCTAATTCTGAAAAAATAAGAGAACGTGGCCAAACTTGGTTATTGTCCCACAAGAAATCCTTTATTAATGGGGAAATATCTTTCGATGAAGGTTTAGATTCTGTGATAGAGGTAGGTAAAACAGACAATTCAGATGTTACTTTATCAATAGGTTTATTTAGATCCCTATAATATTTATTGCGATTATATGATATATTCTTGTGAATAGAAAGAGATGATAGTTTATCTTCCACAAGATTTAACTTTTTTAAATACTTCATTGGAATATCAGATATAGATGTATCAAAGACTTTGAAAATATTATTACCAATAATATCATAAATATTAGAAAAAATTTGAGGTGAAGGTGGTAGTGTATTAAACTTTTTATTCGTTCCTTTAACTAAAAAACCCTTTATATTGACTGTATCTGCTGTATTTTCTATTATAGAAGATTTATCATCACTATATGGATAAATATATGATTGATTCAATACAATCGAGTTATTTGTTTTTATAAAGGAGGCATGAGTTCGATTCTTGATAGTAAATCCAATATCATTTATAATGAGTGGTTTTAGGTGATTTTCTATAAATCCACTATAATCTAAATTTATATAATCTTCAGATTCTGTATCAATATCTGATTTCTTGATTTCATCTAATATTGGAATAATACCCCCACTTAGAAACTTCTCAAGGTTATTTTTCCAGTCATTTTCTATTTCATATTTTTCATCTAATGCATTAAAGAAGTTATTTATAATAATAATCTTGTCTTTATCTGAAACTTTATCGGCAAACATTTCAGATATGGAACTGGAGATTGTTTCGCGTTTTTGATCATCTGTTAACTCTATTTCTGAATCAAGTAGTTTACCTTTAATACTAAAACCTTCATCTACTTGTTCCAGTTCACTGTCCGTATCACCTTCTGTATCACTATCTTCAATTAATTCACAAAAATCAATAATATAGTTATTATCTACCTTTGATATACCATTCTTAACATCTATAATAATTTCTTCATTAAATATTGGCGTTTTGTTAGGGAATAACTTCTGATTCTTTCGAGCAGTATAATTGTAACAAGTTATTGATCCAAATTCTTTATCAACAGAGACGATTTCAAATAAAGTCCCTGGTTCAAATTCGATGTTTTTTTGAGTAGTTATAACATGATATAATCTGTTTGATTCTATATTTTTCTCATACTTATTCGTATACTTGGTTGTAAAAAAATCTCCATTTTCATTCTCTTCGGTGATAATTAGTTTAAATTCATTATCTGTATTAACATGTAAAAAATTGTAGTGATTTGTATTGCTTTTAGCATATATAGATGCTTCGGTATTCGTAACATCTACTCTAAAATTAAAACTGAACCAATCTTCGGGTTCTATTGTATGATTAGATGAACTGGTGGTATTGAAAATTTTTGTAGATATTTCTCCATAGTTATTGTCCTGTTCCAAATAAGTGATTATACCTATAAGAGTATTCTTATTCTCCAAATTAATTTTAATACGGTCACCGAGTCTCATTAATAAATATTCTATTTTTATCTTAAACAAAACTTAGAATCTATGTATTATGGAAGTAGGATATACTTTTTCATTAACCTTTGAAGATATTGGGATGTCATATCCGTTTGGTATAGGTTTTTTAAATAGATCTCAGGACGAAATGGTTCGGTCTGTAGAAACAGAATTTAGAAATCTTACAAATAATGAAATAAATAATATAAATATTAACAGCCCCGAGGCAGAAGAAAGACTCTCAAATTTATCAACAGAGGGATTTAAAGAAAGATTAAGAGAGTTACTTGAAGAATTTTTATCATATGTTCAATTTCGGGTAAGTATAATTCGCCAGGAAAGATCAGAACCAAAGACTCTTTCTAAGAAGGAATATACTGAATGTATTACGCGTCATAAAGGTTCTTATAAACTAGCAAAATCCCTTGGATGTTGTAAAGAAAGAGTTTGTTCAATTTGTCTTGAAGAATTAAAATATAACAGAATATGGCATAGTCCAAAATGTGGACATATGTTTCATCCAAAATGTTTGCAAACATATCTAACAAAAAAGTGTATTAAACCAACTTGTCCAATTTGTCGAGAAAATGTTAAAACAACTTCATAAAATATGGAATTGTTACGAAATATTCTTATCAGAAAAGATGGAGGTATCTTCGAAAAGCTTTATTGTACCAGACACACTTATTCCATATTAGGAGATTTTGAAAAAGCATCTGATATATTACCTAAAAGCATATTCAATAATATACGTATACAAGAAAAACCAGAACATAGAGGGACTATAGGTACAATATTCATAGGATTTTACAAAAATATAAAGGTTTCAATTAAGATTATATCTGATGTAACCAAGAAAAATGTTAAAAACGATCTGAATATTATTCATTTCTTTGGAAATATGATTTCAAAGCTATTTCCACACGTTTCTGGAATGACGAATGAGATATGCAATAAGTTATCTCATGAGATAAATATAGAAAGAGAGAAAAAAATGTGTAAAATTATTCAAAAGAAACTATCTAATAACAGTCCAAAAGGAATCAAATTCTTATTACCAATCACTGAATTTCTAAGTGAGAAAGGTGTATTTATATATCATTATGTGGATGGTGCAACACTACTTAATATAGTAAATACACAAAGCAAGAATGTTATAGATAGTATTGGCTTTAGAATAGCACTTTGTTTTTTCAGAGCCATTTACGAATCCAAAATTATTTTTGGGGATATGAATCCAGGTAATTTTATATATAATGAGGAAGAAGATACAATAACTTTTATTGATTATGGATGTGTTTTTGAATTAGATAATAACCAGCGAAATCAAATAATTGAGCTACACAAATCACAAAAATCAAGAGAAGCACTTCGTTCATATCTTAAAAAATGGAACGCTCCTGATATATTATCAGATACAATATACGAAAAATCCCGTATATTTTACGAGAAAAATCCTATTAGGAATAAGACCAAATTTAGAGATATATTACAATACACTAATATAACAAATTGTAAACTTCCTCCAGAACTAATATTAACTATTAGAGCAACATATCAGCTAATTGATTTGGAAAATTATTTAGATAGTACTTGTGTAATTTCAAGCTATTTTAATCTATTGTGATAAGAATTACTGTATAATATAGATCATGGTTACATTTGTGAATAATGCAAATACATGCTATTTCAATACTCTTTTACAAATAGTTCTACATTCAAGAATAGATTATACCTCTCAAAAAGGGTTGAACATTAATTGGTATTCAATTATAAATAAGTTAAAAAGGCTAAATCCAGATACAATATACGATACCAGACTATTATATGATCTATTAAAATGGAATACTAAGTTTCCTTATGGAAGGAAGCATGACTCACATGAAGCTCTCTTATACTTGATTGACTTAATAGATGATCATAATTTCAAAGGAAACATAATTGAATATATGATAACACAAGATTCTCCATTTGAAAGTGATATTAGAAAGATTGAATTAACATCTCTTGAAATTTGTGCTAATTATAGCAGTTTAGAAAAATGTATTGATGAATATTTCAAAACAGATGTAATAACAGGGTGGAAAGATTCAAAAAAGTATGAAAGAACACTTTTGAAAACCTCGTGTATTGACAAAACACCATCCAATTTGATAATTTTAGTTAGACAAACATACCGTTTAAAAAAAAATATTACATATCCACTTGAATTAAATATATCCAAGTGGTGTACCTCTTCTAAAAAAGTAATTTATCATCTAAGATCAGTAGTTATTCATAATAACGAACACTATTATATATTTTGTAGAGAATCCAACAATTGGTATCTATATAATGATGAAGCAAGAGTTTTGATGAAAAATTACAAATGGATGCTCAGTGAAGCTCCGTATATGCTCATATATGAAATACAATAACCTAATGACGAATAAGTTTTTTGTATTTTCTCTTACTATATTTGCCCGAAGCTCTTGCTTTTTCATATAATTTTCCATCCCTCCCTATATAAACAATAATAATGGTCGGAACTTTATCTATATTATTTAATTTCATAACATCTCTTTCCCAGTCTATAAATACAGGTACTTTATCCTCAAGATGAATAACTGCCTTTCTTATAATAGTTTTATATCCGGGTGCTTGTGTCATCCATTTTGGAACTGGTGCTATAACACATATAGATTGTTCATTTATACCTTGATCTAGAAATGTTTGACCCCATTTAATACCATCACTATGAGTGGTTTTATCACATATAATTATATGCGTATAGTCGTTCCATTTTATTGATTTTTTAAACTGGTTCTTTAGATTACAAGTATTAAACTTTCTAACTGCAAATGTACCTATTATGCTGTATAATATAGTAACTAACCTCATATTTTATAATTTGTAATAGTTGTTAAGTATATTTCTTCGACAAGTTTACAAATTTAATCCAATTTTGTTTATTATAACTTCCGTAAATTCTTCCTAACTCTATTATAGTTTCCCCTTGTACACGTACAATTAGTATTGTAGGATATTCATGAATATCATTATTATTAGAAAAATCTTCCTCCCAATCAATAAATATTGGAATGTTTTTCTCCAGTAGATAAATGCTTTTTTTTATAAAATATTTTGAACCAGGTGTTCTTGTTATCCATCTGGGTATAGTTGCTATAGCACATATTACCGATAGTGATTCATAATTCTCAATCTTATCGACCCATATTTTTCCTGTATCTCCATCACCTTTTCTGTTTCCAACGATTATATATTTATAATTTTTCCAATCAATCTCTTTATCATTTTGATTTTTAAGTATTGGTCTATACAAATTTTTCTGTATACATACTCGGAAGCTTGCTATAAATAATACAATTGGAATAGAAAGCTTTATGCGCATATCTATATTATTTCTTTTACATTTTTAACTATTGTATTATAAATAATGGGACGGTTACAATATGTTCAATCTATCGGGGGTTCCGATATAAGTGAAAACTGGATAAATGATGATGATTTAATTGTAAAAATGGATGAAGAAGATAGGATGGATGATGATTTAATTGTAAAAATGGATGAAGAAGACAAAGCTGTACAAGGAACTCCTAACTTAGAATATTTTGTAAAGGTTCACCATATAAAATCAGATGGTGGATTAGATATTCATGACAATATATCTCTAAATACACCTTTACACGAATATTTAGATGTATCTACAGAATCTATTAATATATATACATATGAACCAGATGGTTCATCTATAGAAAATAAGATTAATTATCCTCTTAAAATTGATGAAAGTTTAGTTAAACAGGGTATTAATAAAGATTTGTTAGATCTGTGTTGTTCGAATAAAACAATAATAATAGGAGAAATTCCAAATAAATCTATGATTTCTGAACAATACTCCTCCTCAAAAAATCCAGAAGATAAAAAAGGTGGGGCGGATGAAGAAAAGGAACCCGAAAGATGTATGATTTGTTTAGGAAGACTTGATAGAAGTCCTACAACTCAGGAAGAAGAAGATCTATGGATGAATAACTATAATCTTCTATATGATAGAGCTTTAGATGAAGATAAAAATATAATAGAAGCTGAAAATTTTGCTTCATCTGGAGCGGATGATATTGTTAGAAATATAATGCCTAATGTTGGTGAATTAGACAGAGATAATATTACATGTTCTGTATGTGGCTCAGAGTTTCATTATTCGTGTTTAAGATCGTGGTGTAATGGAAGTCATTATAGCAATTGCCCATATTGTCGTGATACAGGTCTTTGCGAAGGATTGGTAGACGAACCCGCAGTCGAAGATCGAGTAATTGACGATGCTGCTGAAGCAGCAGTATTGCAACTTCATGAAGCTATTACAGAAGATATAAGAATAATAATTGCTCTTTACACGAGAGCGTTGTATGTATTAGAAGTACACCTTGTTTATAGAGGTTTCTCCATTGAAAGTATTCGTGAATATCTTCAAATTCTTTTAAGTCGTTTTGTTGGTATTATGATGACTCAGCCGGAGGTCGGAAATCGTGATCAAATGATTCGCTATAGAAATATTGTACACACTTTAATACGATTTAATCATTCACCAATTTTAAGCGATGCGATAGAATTACAACGTCTTGTTATGCCAGGTCCTTTTGAAGAAAGACTAGAGCGGATTCCGGTCTCCCCACCACTACCAGCGCCGGCTCGTTCGTGGCGGGCGACTGGGAGAAATGCGTGGGAGGCGCGACGCCCGGCAGAGGTTGTGGTACCGGCGCCTGGTCGACGGGATATGTTAAGAGACTTACGCCGGCGGTATGGTGAATCGAATACTGATAATGAATCACAGGATACTGCGAGTACTCTTGATGATATGACAGAGGGGGTTAGTTTAAATATTGATGATACTGAAAGTACTGCAAGTACTGTAAGTACTGCGAACACCTCGCCCAATGCTCCGCCACCCACTCCAACAAGTGGTTCAGAAACGTCGTCTCCTACACGTGGTGGAACAAGTAATTTGACGCACCCCGAGGTCGCGGAGGCCCTCCCACATGCCTTCGCCGTCGGCGATAGAGTCGAGGCACGCCGCCCGATCATCAACGAGGACGCGGACGGGATCATCGCCGCGACGGACTTGTACGGGTGGTATCCAGCCATCGTCAACAAGGTCTTGGAAGATGGCTACGAGGTAAAGTGGACAGATATCATACCCGCGGCCTTCACCCCCATGGCCGCCGCCGACGTGCGCGCGCCTCCGCCGCCGCCATCGAAGAATTTGACAAAAAGTTACAAAAAATTATATGAAGGAATAGTTCCAGAATACAAAGAGTTTGAAGAAAAAAGAGCTGAAGCAAGGGCTTCTGCCGAAAGGGCGGCAGCCGAAAAGGAAGATTTAGAGACAAAGCTTGAAGAACTTGACAGTTACTTTGAAGAGCCTAAAACTTATGAAAATAAAGCATTGCTACGTCCTACGACATCAGATGATCGTATAGAGGCAAGAAAAGAACTCGAAAGATTTTATAAGGATTTCAAAAATATGAATATTGATCGTCAAGAAGCATCTGATGTTAAACAATATAATGTTTACATACCTGAAGGCAAAAAGCCGGGTGAGCCTTTAGAAATAACTATACCTACTGCAGAAAAAGAGAAAGGAAAAGAAGAAGGCGAAGAGAAAGGAAAAGAAGAAGGAGAAAAACTTATAATTAAGATACCACCAAAAGAAAAATGGAAAGAGTTAGCAGACCCTCAACCTACGGGGCAGAAATATAAGTTTATTTATGTTCATATTCCTGATATAGAATTCCCAGAAAAACCAACATTGAAGGATAGAGAAGATTGGCGTGAAAATGTTATTCCTCAAATAAAATCTCAAATTGAAGGACCACCACCAGATGGTATGGGTGCAAAAATTATTGGCTTTATTCCTGATAGTCATCTCGATTCGGGTGGTATACACCAAACTGCGTTCACAAAAGAGAAATTGTTAAAAACAAAATCAATAAAACCAGATAAGAAAAATATTGTAATTGGACGAACTCCATCTGGTCCGGGTCCGCATTTCGAAAGTCAGGATATACGGTGGGAAAAGAAGGATGATGTTATTCCTATTTCTAACGATGAGAACGCTAAACTGGAAGAAATATGGAAAAAGAATGCGTGGGAGCAACGCGCTACGGCGGTGAAAAAGAAGGATTTAAAGGATGATGCATTGGTAGCGCTTTTTCCTATAGGTAGTAAAGTACAAGCAATATGGATGCGAAAGTGGTATGATGCAATAGTTGAAAATATTGTCGAGCCACAAGGCAAAACTAAGCGGAATTATACAGTAAGGTTTCTACAGCCGAGTCTGACGAAACTTCACAGGATGACAGGGAGACTAGAGTCTGATTTGCGCTCGCCCTGGGACTTGCTTGGGGTTCCACATGAAGACGCGCCCACTGAGCATATATTTTCAGAGGATGATGATGAAGAGAATTCAGATGATGATGAAGAGAATTCAGATGATGATGATGATGATGATGATGATGATGATGATGATGATGATGATGATGATGATGAAGGGGTACCAGAAATGAAGGAAGAAGTACCTAAACTTAGAAAAAGTAAGCGTATTGAATATATTAAGTCAGGACTTAAAGAAAAGGATGCACAAGAAAAGCGTAGAAGAAAAGAAGAACTTAAAGAATATTTTCGAAAATTTGGAGAGTCTTATATGGACTCTTTGGTAGATGAGAATTCAGATGAAGATGAAGGGGTATCGTCACCTTCACCTATTCCACTACGACGATCATCTCGTTTAGCAGAAAAACGGGATAAACCGCCCGCGCCCGTCGATAAAGAGGAGAGAAGGTCGCGGTCGCTGAGCTGGTCGCCGCCGCCGGCGGTTAGGAGGCAGATGGCCGAGCTGAAAGCCCGGAAAGCGCGGGAAGCCGATAAACCGGACTCTGACGAAGTCCGTTCACTAGCCATGCAGATCACGGCGCTCGATACGACAGAGCTGCGGAATCAACCTTCATCTTCACCTATTGCACGTAGAACGCGTTCATCTCGTTTAGCAGAATTAATAGATTCTTTAAACGTACCTGGACTCACCTTAGAAGAAGAAGAGAAAGAAGAAGAAGAGAAAGAAGAAGAAGAGACGGAAGAAGAACAGGAGGAATTTTCACGTTCACCTATTGCACGTAGAACGCGTTCAAGAGGTAAGAAAGGGGGAGCAGATCAAGGAGAAGAAGAAGGGTGGGAGGAGGAAAAAGAAGAAAAAAAAGAAGAGAGTAACGAAGAGACGAAAGCAGACTATGTAGAAGATGCCAATGAGTTTGATGATGATCCGATGTCATTCGATGCAGTTAATCATGGATTACAGCGCGAGTCACGCTATCTTGATTCTAGATTTGACGGTATACCGCACCATAGGATCAGTTCTCGTTTTGACGGTCTTTCTGGACCAGAGCTTGATAAAGAAATATTGCGTGCCCGGAGAGAACGTTTAGCATCTATAAGAAGAGTTTACGGAGTAATTCCAGATAGTTTTCAACAACAAGATCATCCGCCAATTGGGGACTACAGACTTAGAACACTCGCAGATATTACACATAAATTTGGACAAAAAGGGAAAATATCACAGTATATACAAGCACAAAAAGCTGTTGAACAGGCAGTAGATGAAATGGATTCAATGCCACGAGCTCGAAAAACAGATAAGGATTTAATAGCCCTTATTGAGTCTATGAGAAGGAATACTTCTGATCAAGAATCGAAAGAATACGAACAGTTTGAAGAAAAAAGAGCTGCTAGACTTCTTAGGCAAAAAATTTATGATGAAGCAAAACTTCATTGGTATAATGTTGAGAAACCTGCTTTGGAAATGCGGAATAGATTAAGAGAAGAAGAAGAGGTAAAAAGGTTATATGATATTGAGCCACAAATCACTGCTGCCTTTGATCTGCCATTGGACGGTCTGACTTTGAACGATGTCCAAGCACAAGCATCCCCAGGATCACAACCAGTAGCACCAGAAGAGGACCAGTTGACGGAAGATGACGGTACTGTGGAAGAAGATGAGAATTAGTCCGTTACTATGAATAAGATTTGTCAAACAAAATAAAAATAATTGAAGTATGGAATGTAGGATATGTTTTGATAGTGGTTCAGAACCATTAATTTCTCCTTGTAAATGTACGGGAAGTATGAAATGGGTACACAAATCATGTTTACAAACATGGGTAAATCATAAGAAAGATTATAAATGTCCTGTTTGTAAAGAGAAGTTTGTAATAGAAAGAAATAAATTACAAGAATTGATATCATATGTTCTTGATAATGACACTATAACTACTATAATAACTGTACTAATATGTATATGTATATTGAATTATTCAATATATTATAATATCCGACCAAATACAATAGCGTTGTCTTTTTTTATATTAATATTTGGGATGCATTACATCCAGAAATTGTTTGGACATGAAGAAATAAATTTTGATGTATTATTTGAAACAATGTTAATTCATCATACGAATAATTTGAGTTTAGGTGTAAATCAGTATGGTCATTTTTCGACAATATGTGCCGGTATGTGGATTATAGTAGATAAGGCAAAACATTTCATATTAACACCGTACACTTAACTAAAAAAAATATATATATGGTTGATTTAATGAAAGATAAGGTGAAAATATATGCTCTTTTGGCAGCACATAGTTATCCAAAACGAAGAGTATTAGATAAGGATAGTCAATTAAGAAATAAGTTAATTCATAAAAAAACAAGAAAAGTAAGTCTTGAATTAAAGATATTGAGAGGGTATGAAATTGTAAGTGATATGACGAGTACAAAGTATGTAACGTATTGTAATAAAGATAAAAAAACGGTAGTAATGTCTATTCGTGGAACAGATTTATTTCAAGTAGAGGAAAATGATTTACTAACAGATGCTCTTTTAATATTCGGAATGGAGAAATGTAGAAATTGTTACAAACTAACGTATAATAATTTAAAGGAAATATATAAACGTTATCCAAAATATAAGGTTGTACTTGTAGGTTCTTCGTTAGGAGGGCGTATTTGTATTGATTTACTGGATTCTGATTTAGGGAAGAAAATAGAGGAAGTCCATGTATTCAATACTGCAACTGGACCAAAACAGTTATATGATTCTGCGGTGTGTTCTATGGAAAAGATACCTAAAGAAAGTAGAAGTATGTGTAAAGGTAGAGATAAATTACATATTCATCTTATAAATAATGATCCGATATCAATAATGAGTTTGGGAGAGAAAGCGAAAACAAGAAGAGTACATCCGAGAAAAAAGGAGAGTTCAGATTTATTAGTTGGTAAGAATAAAGCGATTAAGACAAACCATTCAATAATGAATTTTATATAATTATTAATTATGTCTGAAGACGTAAGAGACGATTGTACAAGTATATTTAAATTGGTAATGAATGAATGTAATAAAAGGGGGGAGGGAAGTAAAGAATGTAGTTTATTAAAATTAATATTTGATAAAAAATGTATAAATGAAAAGAATTGTGTAAAACTAAGAGAAGTATTGCTGGAGTGTTGTTATAATACAGACATACCTAAGTCTTATATAAATAAAGAGTGTATTTTATTCACAAAAAAATTGTATGATAAGTGTTAAGAGTCATCTGTTTTAGTCATAGTTTGTTCTATGCGTGTTTCTTGTAAGTTCATAGCTTTCATCACAAAAGATGAATTTTTGAAGAAATCGCAGTGATTTTTCATAAGTGTTCCTAATTTCCAATAATTCATCATAAATGCTTGGCATCCATGTGTCCAAGCATCTTCTGGATTAGTATTATCGTCGTAGATTTCTGGTCTAACTATTGTAAAAGTATTTTGATTAGAGAAGGCAAATGATTGAGGGTTTGCAGGTGTTCTAACCTGTTTTGCAGGTAATATTCTGGCATTATGTGAGGTATGTAAGTTAACGATTTCATCAAGAAGGGTATGACTACAATCACCAGTGACTATAAGAACAACTTTATTTAAAATAGTACAAATAGGTTTGGTAGCAATAGAATCGATTGCTTTATATGAGTATTTTGGTTCTAACAAGTGTTGACCATGAATAGAATTTGTAAATGATTCAGCAATTTTATCTATAACGCCAATATTTGTTGTTCTTAGATTAATATGTACAAGTAATGGATCACTATAAGAATTAACAAAAGCAAAGTTGTTAATAGTTTCCCATACTTCATCAAGTTTAATAAAATTATGTGATGGTTCGTTATTAAGATCTGAACGAACTACTGGAAAAATTGTATTACCACTAATATGCGAAAAGATATCGAGATCTATAAATCTAGCACCAGCCATAAGAACAAGTTTCAACATTTCTAAGCTAACATAATTACCTGAACCAGATGCTAAAGGCGTGCGACAACTTTGATGACTGGAAGCGACATAAAAGTCGAGAAGTTTAGCACCATTTTTAGGATCACATGCAGCTGTTGCAGAAGTAACGCATCCGCTTATAGGACGACATTCAATGTTTTGATTGGTGTAATAAGCACCAGTATGATATGAAATACATTTTGAGATTGGTTGAACTCCTTCCATTAGACCATTATAGAGACCATAAAGTGATTTAATGGAGCTGTAATCTTCTAGATAGGTGGTGATTTCGGTATTAATACAAAAGCATCTAAAATAATAGTGAATACCAAGTCCGACAGTAATAACACATGCAAGAAGGACGATTAGAACAGACAATGGGTGATCACCTATACCAAGAAATGTTAAATACATACCTAAAAAAAGTAGCGATGTAACGGTACCCATAAAGATTGCTCCACCATTAATAAATGAAGTAGGTTGATTTAAGCAAGCCATTGTGGAAGGTGAATACGTTGACATTTTGTAAATTGATACAGCGTAAATAATAATAGCTATAATCAAAACAAGATTGCGAGTATTATTCTTTGTAAATTGATTGCCAAACCTCATACACAATTATTAGATTTAAAAAAATGATAAGATATCTATGTTTAAATAGAGATCAAGAAGGTTAATATCGTAAAATGGTTGTAAGAACACGTCCAACTAAGACGGAGATAAATCAACTGAAAAAGGCGGATGCGATTGAGATGTTGGGTTCTTTGGGTTTATCAACAGATGGAACAAGGTTAAATTTGCAAAAGCGAGTTTTAAAATATTATTACGAACCTAATTCTGTTAGTTCAAAGTTAAAAGTAGCAGAAAGTGATGTAAGCGGAAATAAATCGAAGGATGTCTCAAAAAACACAGAGGTGAAATTAAAGGATCCTTCAAAAAGTGTAATTCGTAAAATGAAGAAGGATGATATTGTAAAAAAACTACAGGAGTTTTGTCTACAGACAGATGGAAATAAGGAAATTCTTGTAAATAGATTGGATGAGTATTACAGACCGAATAATTGTGTAAAAAAAGTCAAAAAAAATTTGGTATCACCAGATTTAGTATTTAATCGTAATATTCCAACACGAATTGAGATCCAAAAGATGAAAAGAGAGGTGTTAGAAGATAAACTGTTAAAACTTGGACTATCTACTCATGGAGCATGTATTGAATTATCTGCAAGATTGATTAAACATTACCATCCATTATACGCGAAAGATTTATGCCCCTGTACTAAAGAAAGCAATGTAGATGCGGATATAGATGATAATATTAACGAAGAAGCTTCTTCAAGAACAACTCCTGTTCAAGTAATAGAATATGAAGGTAGAAAAATTGGTATTACTGTCGATAAAAAATTATGTATATTGGAGTACAATGAAGATGAGGATACTTGGAAAAAGACCAAATTATCTTGGAATTTGGAAACTTGGCAACCGAATGGTTTTTAGAGAATAAGTTTTACTTACAAATAATATAGTATGAGTCATCTCTCGCAATTTAACACATCTATTCATAATTTTATAGCAGATATCAAGAAAATGAATGTACTTAATTCTGATGTTATGAAATTAGAAAGTTATGTTGAAATAACACATATTAATGCGAGAGCGTTAATACGACATTTTCAGCAACACGTACTAAGAGATGTTTTAGTAAGCAATATACTGGATAATAACATCGAATTTTTTTTAAATTATGATGTATCAAAAATGATTGATGAACATGTGAAGGACAAAAATGAATGTAACTATGCCCATTTATTAGTAGAAAGGATTCAAGAGCTTGTAGGAACAATGCGTAAAAGCAATTCATATGAGAATATAAATAGAACTTTTGATTGGATAAAGATGTTATGTTATCACGCATATTGTGATTTAGGAATAGATGCTCGTGAAAAGTTTAAAGAGTTACAACGAGCGAATATGAATGCAGCTACAAATATGTAGAATTTTTTAAGGAGATTATAAATTTGGAATGATTAAGATGAAGATATATTGGTTATTAATTACAGTTATTCGTTGTTATGAATTTCCACACCATTTAGTAGATGAACATCGTTGGAAAAGATTTCATAGAAAGGTTTCAAATGTAGTATTGTCTCATCCTGTTGTCATAGATAATACTTATACAAAAGAGTTTTCAAAAGGGGAATTATCATCAAAAGATCAAGCGATTTTTGTACAACAATTTAGTGTATTTAGTCAATTATTTTTGGTAGCACAATTATTGAAGATTATAAATGCTCCAAGCAAATCCGAAATGCGCGATGGGAAGGAGATATTATGTAATGAGTTAGGGGTGGTATTTAATTCAAATGGTTCTATAGAGGGTGGAACTTATAGTTCCAAGCATGCTCATTTTGAATGGTTACTTGATGTAGGAAAGGGTTTAGGATTAGATTATAACGACCTTGGCAAGAGGTGTGTTGGTAGTAAATCGACTTTATACTTCTGTGATGAATTAGAAAGGTTATATGGTAGTCAAGATGATACAACTGCGATTGCGGCATCGTATGCTATTGAAAATTGGGCACAAGCTGGTTTCTGGGATGAATTAATCAAAGGGTTTAGTAAAATAAACAAGAAAAGAATAGATAATAATGAGAAGCCACTACCAATGGCTTTTTGGAAATTTCATTCACAATTAGAAAAAGAACATGCTGCTCATACAGAGAAAGAATTAAAAGATGTATATTTGTCTAATCGTATAAAGGACGAGGAGCTATTTCTATATAATTGTGAAGAGATGTTGGATGCGATTGAAAGATTTTGGTTAGGACTGAATAAGATGAATAGTCTTGTGTCATCTCAAGGTCCTTTTTTGAGGAAAAGATTGGGTTGATCGGATTCCCGAGACTAATAAGAGTTTTTAAAAATCAAGTTCTAATGACGATTTTTTTGAATTAGAATCCATCATGGTACTGATATATTTATCTACAGCGTTAATTCCTACCTGAATTAATATATCTTTTTGCTCTTCTGACATTTTGAAATCATATGGTCCTACATTGTGGGGATATACGATATCTATAGAGTCGGTTTCACCGCCCTCTATGATTCTTCCGTGTTTTTCCTGAGAAGCATAAAAAATGATATTAATAATAGCTCTAATAAATTGTAGTAAATTTCTGGGTCGATATGTATCAGTAGAGTTCTCATCATATATGCTGACAAGATTACAAGCAAGAGCAGGTATTTTAGGGAAAGCATCTGCGGGAAGATTAGCATTAAGTCCGCCATCGACATACATATTATTTTCCCAAGAAACAGGCTCAAAAAGTAGAGGGATAGCAGATGATGCTCTACATGCAACACTAACGGGTATATTTGGATGACTATGTCTATCTATCATTTCATATCTTCGTGTGATGATATTACATACACCAACTCTTAGTTCATTGCCAGTTAATTCGTATAGTTTTTGCATAGAACACCTTTCGATTCCATATTTTTCTGTAAATAATTTATCTAAATAAATTTCAATTGTTTGTCCTCTAAAATATCCGTAATTTCTTAATAATCGAAATAGCCTTTGAAAAAATCCTGCTCTTCCATCAAGAAAACTTCGAATAGGCATATCCTTAATTGCTTGTATTAATTCATTACCTGTATATCCAAATGCTAACAAGGCAGCGGCATGTGATCCGACTGATGTTCCTGCATACAGATTTACATTATTTGTAAAACCAGATTCTTCTAATCTTTTTGCGACTCCTCCGTATATAACTCCAAGTGTACCACCACCTTCAAATAAAAGGGCTTTTGGTCGATATCCTTTATGTGTACAGAGTATTTTTGGTGTTTGAAGACTATTAATTCCGGAAAGTGAAGTTGTAAATGCGGTTGTAATAGACAAATTAAATAGAATTAATTTCATCAAATATACAACACGGTATAGCATCATAGATATGATTAACGATTTTAACTTTAAATTAGATTAAGAGTGTAATCAAGGGCATGATATAGATTATAGAAAAAAACTACTCTAAATTAATGGAAATTTCTTTTGGAAGTGTCATTATAATATTGGCTTTTATAGGATCAATAATAACTTATTGTGTAACGTCTTTTATTACTCCAAAACCAACCAATTCTAAGTTCTTACCTATAGAACTTTTAAGACAATCATCTGCGGTGTATGCTTTAACACAAATAGTGGGACTTGGATATCATTCTGGAAAGATACCGAGCAAAATTTCGCCTGAATTTGTATTACTCCCTATAATTTGTACAGTATCTTTCATAATGACTACAACGATGGGATATGCTCAAACATCAAACTGTGAGAAACCGAAGAGGTCTGCGATCTATACTCAATCTCTTAAACCAATCGTTTTACTAATATTAACCTATTTTCTTGTACTGAAAATAGGCATAATGAGGGGAGGTTTTTATGATATAGTAAGCAATACAGGGGAACATTCTGAATTAGGTATGTGGACAGCATTAGGATTTTGGATGGCAGGATCTATTTGGATGTCTGTAACTTCAGCGTACTTTGTAATTGATCAACATGCATGTAATAGTAATACAGAAATTACGATTCGAGAGATTGGTGAGCAGGAGTCACCTGAGGTGATATAGTAATGTAGTCATACAATTGTCTATACCTTTTTTCACCAATTTTAGCAGACTTTGTAGCCTGTATAAAAGTGGACTTATCTTGTATTCCATCTAATAATAAATTCCAATTTGGATAGTTTTCAGCTATTATTGTAGCAATCGATTTGGATATACCTGGAATTTGACTAATTTGTAGAATGAAACATATAGATGGTGTAAGATTTTGTTTCTTGGAAGCATGTAGAGTTTGAATATAGTCTCTATTTTCTGGAAAGTTTCTATAGAGTTTAGGATCTAAAAGTAACTTCCTTTTGACTTCCAATATTAGGTCTATGGTTTCTTGTACCCCACCTGTAAGAAAAACACACATTTTATCTTTCAATTGAAGTCTAATTATAATTTGTTTTAGTATATTTTCAAATTTTTTGTCATAATTCGAGATAGTTCCTTCGATAATATATCCCTTATGAATAAAATTGGAACAGCATATTCTTTTTTTTTGTTCTGAAAATCGTCCATCTCGCAATGAATGCTGAAGATCTGTGATTGTCTTTCTTTCAAGAACAATAATATTCGTCTTATCATCATTTTTAATGATCTGTATATCTCCAACAAGAAGATTTGTATATGTAGCTAAATTAGAGTCTAATATTTTATGTATAGCATTTTCACGAGAATCAATAAGTATATCCATTTATAAATTCTTTGTTTTTTATATTTATATAAGTAAGATATGGACAATTACAAGATTTGTATCATAATTGCTCTCCTTTTGGCTATAGTCGCAATGTGTTATGTGATTAAAGTACGGTCTTCTACAGAGAATTTTGAAGATCCTGTAGGAATTGATTCGAGTGGTTCGGGAATGCCATCGTGTGCGGATGTACCTCTTTCATCGGATTCTGTTCCCGCCCCAGCATTAGAAGGGTTACAAACCCAACCTAAACAGCTTCTTGATTCAAGTGGCGATCCCGTATTAGGAAATAGTAAGACAGCATCGCCCTTTCCTAAAGGACAACTCAAACCCGCAGATCTTCTTCCAAGCCAAGAAGCCACTGAATGGACTGTTGCAAATCCATCTGGAAAGGGTTACCTCGAAGACCAAAACTTCCTTACTGCCGGTTTCCACACTGGTATTAATACAGTTGGTCAAAGTCTTCGTAATGCGAATATGCAAATACGCTCAGAGCCACCCAATCCTCAGAAAAAGGTTGGACCATGGATGCAATCAACTATTGAACCTGATTTGAGCAGACGCGGTCTTGAAGTTGGAGGAGAGTTGTAAATAATATATAGATCATGTAAAATATAGTAAAAATAGAGACGGTTCATCTAACTCATACAATGCGTCATGAAGTACTCTTTCTAAAAAAAAAGCTTTTTTTTGTAGATAAGGCATTTCCAAATTTCTTAACCAACTTTTCCAAGAGTTTAGAACAGACCAGCTATTTTTTGTGTTTCCTAAAGGTAAGTCTGGATATTTTTCTAATATATGATTATAAAAAGATTTAATTAAGGAATAACGTTTCCAAATAGAATATTCATAAGTAGGTGTCTTAAAATTAATAAGATATTCACAAAAGGATTGTGTTTTTATATCAATAGATATTCTGAAATGTGTTATTTGAATGCCATATGGTCCAGACTTAAAAAATGAACGTAATGCCATCACACCATATATGTGTTTTTGAATGTTACCATAATAATAAGGTACCTGTTTAGTAGAACATATCGATTTAAATCTGGTATTTTTTAACCATATTTCTTCAAATTTTTCCCTTTCTTTTCGGGGTTGTATTTTTCTTTTTCCAGCAGTATTTTGCCATATTATTTGAAATTCGATCGGTTCAAAAGACACCCATTCTGGAATAATTATATCCTCTCTCCTATAATCTGTAGTAGTTATACTTTCAAATTCCCAGTCCCATTCTGAAGAAGACGATGAACATTTCATACACCCTTTAAAGATGTATTTTATAGTTTTTAATTTTCCAAGATTTTATCATTCGCTATATCATCAACACCATAACTAAATCTCTGAAATACAAAAGTCCTATTTAGAAAACTTGCTTCACGTTCTTCTTCACTTAAAATGATCTTATTTTTTCTCTGAGATTGGTAATAGTATTCAAAATTGTTAGAACTTTCTGGAATGTTTTTGAATCCTAACTCAAAGAGTTTACTTGTTAATAATTTAAAATTTACAAGATATTCTGGATGAATCATATCTATACTTTGAACAAGGACGTGTATTTCTTTGCCAAGAGAACTTATATCATCATTTAATCTACCCTTATAATGTTTCTTAATACGTAGAATTTCTGTACCAGTAGAATCTCTGTAAATTAAATCTTTATTCGATTTGTGTAATTCATCATCAATTATTTTTCCATCATAGCAACATCCTGCAAAATATCCTCCAATTTTTATATTATCTGCTATATTTTTAAGAAATGTATCTAATGTATTCTCATTTCTAAAGAAGTAGTGTAATGCAAAGAATACAGTCGCTACATCAAAAGTATGTTTTTTATCAAATATTTTGTTGTCAATAACATATCTTTTGTAAATTCCATCTGTTTTTGGTAAATCAAATGTTGAAGAATCTGTAAAAGGTTTACCTGCATCCCCAGTTATAAATACAATATTATTCAATGCAGTCTTGCTATATCTACTTTTTGATTTATGTCCACGATCATCTTTAAGAATATTTGCTAAACGACGATATGCACCATTATTCTGATTATGTAAATTGTCAACACTACTATCAATACCAATTACAGATGCACCAGAATCGATATATCTTGGGATATCACCACCTTTTCCTGATCCTAAATCTAATAATCTTTTACCCTTAGTTTTAACAATTGTATCTTCAAATATTTGTTTCTTTATACATAAACGGTGAAATCTACGAAGATTTGTATCAGTATTCGTATCTCCATTGTAATATGTATCAATCTCTTCATCATTTGACGGTATTTCTGCTTCACCAATAATCATTTCTTTTGTTACAGGCAAATGATATGATTGCCATATATCCATTGCAACTTTATAGAAATTAGGACTGTCCTTATCCTTTCTAATACGCAATGGTATCCATCTATGCTCTACTTCCGCATCCTTATCATATATCATTTCAACTATATCATTGTTTCCAATCTTTGATCCATTCCAAGAATCATTATGTTTACAACGAACTTCATTATTAAATATCGGTATCTTAACATAACATGCCTTATCATCTTCGGGATCAAATGGTACAAATTGTTTTAGAAAGGGTTTATTATATGAAAACCTCTGTTTGTCATCACTATTCATCTCCTCTACAAAGTCCTCTATTGTAAATGATTTTGGCTCTTTATCGTATTTTACAAATAAAGAACATTTCATGAATTTTGTCATCACATATTCGTCCCCAATTCTCAAAGGTTTTTCAATTTCTTCGAGAAATTTTATCTTGAAATCTATACTATTAAAACTGGAATCTTTCCACTTTAAAAGACGTTTAAAATCTTTGCCACTTTTTATAAACTTTTTAGATGAAACACCCTTATCATAGAGCGAATTACCTCCAACCTTATCAATCGGTGTGAAAATTAAACCATCATTATCATATATTCCTTTCTCAACATCATCTAAACATTCCTTACATTGTAAATGAAAACCTTCTGCTGTCATTGGAATAAATTTTTTTAGTGTAACATTTGGAGTTTCTCCATAATATGTCGTATCTACTGATTCTACATTGGCAAGTATATCCTTCGCATGATTTAAACGTTCATCGAAGAATTTGTTCCGAATATCTATACCTTTATAATAATAACAATCAAATATTAAATAATCTGCAACTCTATCTCCATTCTTTGTATAAGAAATCATCTCTCCATCAAATATAGAACCAACATATTCTGTACTAAATAAATACCCAGTTGGTTGATATAGTTCTGATCTAGAACCAAACAAATATAGTTCGCCGGTTTCTGATACAAATCCTGTCATCCTAAGACCATCTGACTTAGGAGTAACATAATATTCCGAGGCTTTATGTTTCATTATACGTAATCTCTCCATATTTAGAGATATTACATTCGGACTAATTTTGTACTTCCAGTTACTATTCTTAACCTCTTTAAAATCATTATGTATATCTCTTTTTAGAAGAGTCTCATAGTATGCTTTCTCGACATCGCTTATTTCTTTTATTGAAGCAATTTTCCATGTATTTCTGAATGAACATAATATACCCTCAAGTGTTTCACTCCATGTATCAATGTTAAATTCATACGATTCTTCCCCAATTATATTAGGAACATATTCTAATTCAATCTCATAAGTTTCATTTGAATCGAATGTTCCAGAACTTCTTAGAGTCTTTGCTAATTTTCCTGTACGAACCGCCGTCAAATCAACAGAATACATCTCATCTACCAAATATGAATATCTATTCTTTAATCTAAATAATTTTTTCAAATTTTTCCAATTTGCTAATATATTGCCGAATTCACTACTATTTGTATCTACGGGTATCTCTTCTTTCAAATTTATTCTACAACCAATACTTAGATATTCATTATTAATTTGTTTTTTTTGAATAACATACCAAGTTCCTTTTGGAATATCGTCTAATTTATCACTCTTAAAATACTGTTCAATATAATACTTCCCACATATGCTTATCCTATATGAACCAATTGATATATCGAGAGTTTTGGACCTTTCTTTTATATTCTTCCATGAGCTTGTACAAGTCTTATCTTTACATAATCCCATTACTCGAATAAACGAATCACGGTTTGGTTTTGGTTCTTTTATCAAACATTCAAATTCATAATCACGGTTTAAATAAGCCTCATTAGCAAATTGAATAATATTATTACTGTCCAGATTTGACAATCTCATTGTTCTGTTCATAACTATATATTACGAAGTCATTTTTATTATATTTTTCTTAAAGTCACTGTCACTTTTACTTTTTCTCTTTTATCGAACGCACGTTTACTGCTTTTTGAAAATGTTGTTCTATATTATCTTGTGATGTTGTAAACTGTACTCTATCTCCAATACTTATTTTTTTTGTTTCAGCGAATACATATATTCCCATATTTGATAGGTCGTCATCTTTTATAAATCCACATCCTCCCTTTACAACATTTGTGACTGTTCCAATTTTTTTTATTTGAGACTTCTTAACAGTTAACTTCTTATTTTTTTGTGAATTATTTGTTTTATTACTAGAATCTTGTTTCTCAGTTACTTGTTTCTCAGTTACTTGTTTCTCAGTTACTTGTTTCTCAGTTACTTGTTTCTCAGTCACCTGTTTCTCACTAACCTGTTTCTCAGTCACCTGTTTCTCAGTCAGTTGTTTCTTATTCACTTGTTTCTCAGTCACCTGTTTATCAGTCACCTGTTTATCAGTCACTTGTTTCTCAGTCACTTGTTTCTCAGTCACTTGTTTCTCAGTCACTTGTTTCTCAAGCACTTGTTTCTTATTCTCTTTCTTCTTAGTCTCTTGTTTCTTTGTATTTTGCTTCTTAATCTCTTGTCTCTTAGTATCCCTTAGTTTATACTCTTGTTTTTTATAAATTGGTGCTACTCCATTTGCATATTTTCTTGTAATCTGTTTCTTTGTATTCTGTTTCTTTGTATTCTGTTTCTTTGTATCCCGTCTATTATTATCTGTGTTTTTATTTGATTGATGATTTTGACCTTTAATTCTTGTTTTATTCTTTTTTTGATCTTTTACTTGAACATTTTTTGGTTGTCTTTTTTTGTTTTTGACAATACACCAATCATTAATTGGCTCTGCTATTCGTAAATCTTCTTTCGACATTCTCTTTATTTCTTCCTCAATACATATATCATCTAATATTTCGGCATCACCCCACCATCTATTATCTAGTTCATCATAAATTGTAGGTAATGGCATCCTTTCTTATACTCGTATATTAACATGGTATTCTTATCTTAGATATAAATCAAAATATATATAAGCCCAAAATGATTATTTGTAATATTACAAATGGTTATTTATAAGTTATTGTTAATAACCAATTTTATATTGGGAAAATCGTTCATTACGAATAACAATGTAATTCTACAATTAAAGAAGGATGTTGCTAGCAGAAGAAAGCATACCCCTTTAATGGTGTATAATTCAACAAGTAATAAGGTTGAAGAACCAGATATTATAGAAAAATATAGTAATTGGTTTGGTTGGTTTCCTCCAGAAAAGAAATGGAAGAGCGTCCGTTTTACAATATATGCAATAGCAGGGGGATACATGCTAAGTGAAGGTGTTCAAAATGTTATTGAGTTTTCAAAAGCTCCAAATTTAGATTTTTGATACGTTTGAGTATAAGATTATTTAATGTTAATGTAATTATTGGTAAAATGTCACAAACTGTTGAGAATTTAGATTACGGTAATGGCATCAATCCAACAAATGATATTTTATCAGATAATAGTGAATTAGTTGAAAAATTTGAACATATGGGATTGAAAAAAACAATACTTAGAGGAATATTTTCATATGGATATGAGGATCCAAGTCCAATTCAAAAAAGGGCAATTCCTATATTTTTGAAAGGAACGGATATTATTGCGCAAGCACAATCTGGAACTGGAAAAACAGCGACTTTTTCAATATCTATATTACAATCAATAGATGAAGATATTAAATCTGTTCAGTCGATTATAATATCACCAACACGTGAATTAAGCGAACAAATTTATACAGTAATACGTGCTTTAGCATCTTATACAAAGATACGTTTTTCACTTTTACTTGGCGGACTATCCAGAAGTGATCAAATAAATTCTTTGAGAGAAGGGGCGCAATGTGTTATCTGTACGCCTGGAAGATTTAATGATTTTTTACATAATGGATGCATAGATATTTCAAATGTGAAACATCTCGTTCTTGATGAAGCAGATGAGCTTCTTACACCCGCTTTTATTAATCAAATAAGAAATGTTGTAGAGATTTTACCAAATAAAACACAGATATGTCTATTTAGCGCAACTTTACCACCATATTGTCATGAAACTGCTGAGAGATTTCTGGTTGATCCTGAAAAAATAACGGTTCGAAAAGAACAACTTACATTAGATGGTATTACACAATATTATATCGCAACAGAGAACGATAAGTGTAAATATGATGCAATAACTGATTTATACTCATCAATGATTATTAATCAACTAATCATATATTGTAATACAAAGCAAAGAGTTATATATTTAGCTGAAAATTTAGTTGCAGATGGACATACATGTACTTGTATACATAGTGATTTAACAACAAATGAAAGAATGAATATAATGTATCAATTTAGAAAGGGAGATAGTAGAGTTCTTATTTCTACTGATTTATTATCAAGGGGTATTGATGTTCAACAAGTATCTCTTGTAATTAATTACGATATTCCAAGAAATATTGAAAGTTATATACATCGTATCGGAAGAAGTGGACGATTTGGTAGAAAAGGAATAGCTTTGAATTTTATTTCTGCGAATGATAGAGAAACTATGCGCAGAATAGAACAATTCTATTGTACAGAAATTAATGAGTTACCGTCAAACGTTGATAATTTGTTTAATCAAAGATAGTAAAAGTACATTTTAATGATTCTAAAACAGACATTACACCACCCTTATTATCAAATTCGCCACAATATTTTGCAGCTGAAAATATTGTTACTAAATCACGATTTCCATAAAACTCATATCCATCTTCAACAACTTGATGAGCTCTACAGATTAATTCCAGTTTATTATCTTTTAAAAATTTTTTAAGTACATCTCTACAAAAAAGATAAGACACTCCTCTATCATTTGGATGCCAACCTGTTACAAAGGTTGGTCCTTCTGTTTCAGGATCAGACCAAACTAAATCACATAAAACCCCCTCTTCTGGTATTTCACATGGTCTTTTTATGTTATTTATTTCACGATAATCTTTAAGAGAAGGTGATATTCCTCCATGCATACATAACATTACTGGATCTGGAACAAAATTAAAAGAAGGAGCTAAACCAACCGTTCCAGCAACAGGCATTACATTAAATACATCTATAAACGCTTTCCATAATTTTATTGAACCACGTCTTTTACATTCATCATAGAAACCATATATTCGTGACACATCGGCTGTTTCATGATTACCTCTTAGTAAAAAAACATCCTTATGATACAACAGTTTATAACAGAATAGGAGTGAAATTACCTCTATGCTTTGTTTACCACGATCAACATAATCTCCCAAAAATAGATAACGGTTTTGACGGGAAGGATAACCCAATTTGTTAAAAATCTTTAGTAAATCGGGGTATTGCCCATGTATATCACCACAAATATGTATCGGAGCGTGTATAGTAACTAACATATTGTCATTTTCCATTGCAACTTTTGCTTGGCGAATTAGCCAAAACATTGCTTTCATAGATATTGGTAGTGTGTCATCTTTTGACATTAACAATGCTTTGATTGTTTGATGTATGTAAGCATGAATTATTTTTAAATCATGAACTGTGTTAACCATTATAATTTTGAATCTATTTTTATATCTCTAATATTGACTTATACATTTACTGAAAATTAAAATAGAATAATATGTATGTTAGTCTTGTATATAATCATCACATTAATAGTAATCAGTTTTTTATGTAACACGATCTTTTCACAAGTATGGATTGAATCATTTTCAGGAGGATGTCCAAATGCTGCAACAAGTGAAGCTCGGGAAAAATATTGGGAACACCATGATGATAGGGGGTGTGATAGGTTGACTTCTAAAGGTCAGCAAAAATGTGAGGAACGTCATATTTATGATGTGGATCAAGATACAAATGTCTACTGTGAATGGGATGATGACAAATGTAAATTTGCAGATGTATGTGATGGAGATGCTTACGATGATGCTTACGATGATGCTTACGATGATGGTTACGATGATGGTTACGATGATGGTTACGATGAAGGAGACTGTAGTGCATCAGATAGTGTATGCGAAGCATGTCCAAATGCATCCTCAAATATATCAAGATTATGGGAACATGACATTAATATGGGATGTGATAGATTAACCTCAAAAGGTCAAAGTAAGTGTGAGTCTCGATACATTAAGGATGTGGGTGGTGGTGATTTCGTGTTATGTAAGTGGAGTGGTGGAAAGTGTGTCAAAGATAAGGATTGTAAAGGAGATTCCCCTTCTCCTTCCCCTTCCTCTTCGACAAATCGCTCTTCTGGAGGTACTACACGAGATTTAAGAAAACAAGTTTCATTTATTCAAAATTTAGATGGGCAGGCTGCACATTAATATTTTTTAATATTAACTATGTCAATTTATGAATAATCTGGTCAGTATACTTGTGATATCAATGCTAATTATATTATTATGGTATTGTTTCAATTTTAACGAGATTGAAGGATTAATGATTATAGAGGAAACATCTAATTTACAACCGAAAATTCTTTCAAGAAACAGAAATAGATTGGTTTATAAGAATATGTGTCTTATACAAAGGATCAAAGATATGGAAAAATATATAGTAGATCTTGAGAATATGAAAAATAATACAGAATATAAGGATGATGAGGGAAAATGTAACAAATTATCTAAAGATTGAAAGAGATATAGAAAAACTGAATGAACAGTTACGATTAAAGAAACAAGAGCGACAAAGACTAGGCGTAAATATTATAAAATTTTGTCAGTCACAATCAAAGGATAGAATAAGTTTGCCTGATGGAAGTCAGTTGAGATTGTATAATAACAAAACATATCAGAATTTATCATATTCTATGATAGAGAAAATACTGAAAGAATACAATCAAATTACAAATGCAAATATTTCTGTGGAAAAATTCATAGCATATTTGAAATCTCAGCGAAATAGTAAAACAAATTTAGAAATGAAATATTTTAAATCTTAATTCAGGGATTAATCATGCTATTCACCTCGCTATCAATTTCGTTTAGTATATTCTGATCTTCTTCACTCAAATTTGGTGTTTCTGATTCTATCAATTTTGTAATTGTTTCAATAATTTTGTCTATAGAACTTGTTGATGATGATGTTGTTGTGCCTGAACACACTGATCCGGTTGTTGCCTTCTTTTCTGCAACGAATTTAGACATGTGTTCACATTCTATTGCAAAGTCATATAGTTCACAATGGCAATCGTACTTACTTGGGAAATTATTATTACAAACGACCTTATGTAGGAAAGTTAACTGATGTTCTTGCTGATTAAAAGTAATATCCGGGAGCACGTTGAAAAAGTACATGGGGTTTTTCACATACAGTCCATATAAGAAATACATTTCAAAAATATAAGGAATACGAAAGTTACTTGAACTACAAGTCTTACATTTTGCCATATACACCATATTTCGAATTATTACACGAAATAGTCTTTTCTTCTCAGTTGCTACTTTTAAACATTTATCTTTTGCCGCAAGATCTGTCACAATTTTTGAAAATTCAGGACTTACAAATAATGAATTGTTCCAGTATAAATCATAAATAGCTATATCTACAAATTTTCCGAGTAGTTCTTCAATAAAAGAATCAACATCCATCCTATATTAAAAAGCCAAAATATATTAAATTTTGTCAAAGAGCCGTGTAAGATTTTTTTGCCTATCTAAACTTTTAAAAATGGTTACACTAGTAATGACAGAACCCGAACCAGAACCAGAACCTGCGCCAGAACCTGAGCCAGAACCTGAGCCAGAACCAGAACCAGAACCAGAACCAGAACCAGAACCAGAACCAGAACCAGAACCAGAACCAGAACCAGAACCAGAACCTGAACCAGAACCAGAACCTGATAAAACAAAAATAAATCTAATTATATATTTAGCAAAAAAGCTTCGCAATGAGGTATGTGTAGCCGGAATAACAGATCCTATTGTTTTAAGGTTGATTGTTGTTCTGAATTATGTTGTAATTGTTTTATTTAAGGTAAAAGATACGACCCAGTCCAAAAACACACAACTTCATTTGAGTGTTATACTTCGTTTACTTGTAAGATTAAAGAGATTCTATTCTGAAAATAAAAGAGAGTCAGAATTCCATAGATATCTTAGAGAACAGCATCCAGATGTATATAATGCAGTTATTACAAAAAAAATGGATGCGAATACAGCATACAAATGGTGCTCAAAAGATTGTGGTGAAAATAGTGATCTTTCCCATAAACTCCAAGAATTTATCAACAAAGAAAACGGTAATTTCAAAGATGGCAGTTGGTCACTTGAGGAGGAACAAATATTTGTAAGAGAATTATTAAAAATTATATCACGATATAAAACCGCATCACTTATTATAACTACTCTCAATAAAAGCATTTTAAAATTAAAGTCAGAAGTTGATTCATTAGAAATAGATAAATTCAATTTAGAAAATACAATATCTGGGCTAGTGAGAGTTGGTCCAGTCGACAATATAATATTATTAACACCTGTCCCTGATAATATTGAACAAGATTCAATATCTACTGAAGCTGTAGACGGTGATGGAGTAGGATGTACACTTCAGATAAGTAATGGTCAAGTAACTGTTGATAACAAGGGTACTGGATACAAGGCGAATGATATTATATCATTCGAACTTGTTCTCGCAGCATCTGCATTAAGTCATGTTAATATGGGTATTAAGGCTTTATTGCAATATTCTAATCAGGGAAACCAATCAGTAGTTGCAAAATATTATATAAAGATACAGAATATCCAAGTCGCTGCTGCTTTTACAACAAAGATTGCTTTGGATGAATTATTGTTTGAAGTTCCTATATGGGCAAGAATGTATAATAATATGCCGAAAGATGAATTTGATATTAACAAATTAATCGACCTAAAGGAAGCTATTGAAAAGTATGATGTACACTATTAAGAAATATGATGTATAAGTGTGCTATACCCAAACATGATAAATCTAACGATAATTTTGACATATCATTTATTATCTATAACATAATCCTTAGTTTCCTCAGTATCTGATACTTCTTGTTTATTATCAGATACTTCTTTAGTTTCTTCAATATTTGATAATTCTGATGAGGTATTATTTTGCATACATGTTTGCTTAATATTTTCATAATTTCTGGAAGAAGCCACCGCATTCAGGTCATAAGTCATTATTTCCATGTTTAGTATTCCTGTTTTCCATATAAGTAACAAAAATCCAGGTTGATTATTTTTCAATCTCAGCTGATGTGCATATAAAATTCCATTATCTTTATCAAAGAAGGTGGGAAAATCATATAACTCTTTATTTTCCTCATATGTTTTTGCATATGTTATAACATCCAAAACAGCCCCCTCTATTTTTTTCAATCTTTCCAGAATAGAACGTTTCTGTTCATTTGTTAAATCAAATTGTTTTACTTTAGCATAATATTTGTTAATTTGATCCATACAACTCAATATCTGTCTATTATCGTTAAGTGTTTAATTATCGAGAAATTTAAATTATAGATGAATTTGTTAGATAAGAATATATAATAGCATGGCACAACAAATATTTTTGTATCCTACGGTAGTCGGTTTAACTGCTGTAAATTTTGAGAAGATTGATATTGCGATTGGTACTGGAACGCTTGCGAGTGCTCTATTTGGAATACCCGCTTACGGAACTATTAAGGTTCCAACCGTAACGGTTGATCGTGTTAACAAAACAGTGACTTATGCCACTTCAGCTACAGACAATACTGATTTTTCTGGGCATGCGACAGGAACTAGTGGTGCCTTAAAAGGCTCCGGTAACAATGCTTCCTATTCCCAATTAACTTTCGACCAAGATCTGACGAATTGGCCATCTGAGCTTACGTCAGGTAGTGACGCCGCTCCAGATCAAGTTTTATGTGGAGCAGTATTTGCTTATATGGTTATACAGATTTTTGATGGGGGCGCTGCCTTAATTACCAACTTAGATGTTACCACTTCTGCAAATAGAACCACCGGTCTTTTCTTTGTAAGTGATCCACTTACTGGTATGATTTCTGATATCGATACTAAGACCGCCGCCGCGTTCAATAAGCAGATTACGTTCGCGAACGCACCAGATGAATACAAATATTGGAATTACCGTACAGCTGAAACCGGAGTCCCTAAAGAAACAAATAGTGTTACTTTTTCCTCTGCAAATTCAGATTTAATATACGTTAAATATTCTATAGTTTGTGGTTTTGCGGCGGGCACTGAGAATATCACTGAGTCTAATCTCGATGCGATTACGAGTAGTGGTACACAGGCCACGCCATTCACAAGTGCTGATGTAACGGTTACATTCATTCTTGGATGGACTGTTATAGCTTAGATATTTTAAACTATTCTCGGTGTATCTTTAAAAATATGTCTTAGTGATTTAATATTGAATCCAAAATTGGATTGAAAGGAAAGATTCATTAAGAAACCATCAATATCAATTGTGCCGGATGCTGTAGAACCAAAATCGGTATATGTTGGAGTACCATTTGCGGCATAAGATTCTATAGATTTACGAATATTAATTGTTTGATTACTTGTAACGGATACTACCATATGTTCTGTATTTTCTAAGAAGGTGATAATAGTTTGTTTTTGAGGATCTGGGGTGGTCAAATCAAGATGTTTAAAACCGATTCGATTATTAGCATGAATAGTATTAGGACTAAATACGTTTGTACATGTAATAACTATATCGCTTGCTGTTTCTTCTATGGTATCAATTTCAAGAACATCGTTTTGTAATTTTAATGGAAATCCATTAGGGGTAAGTATGCGAATAGTTAATTTTGATAAAGTTGCAATAGGTGTATCTACGTTCCATCCAACAGAGGGTTTAGCACCATTACCTTTCGTATTCATAAGGTTATAACTAATATTCGAACCTGTTGCCTCAAGCCATTTCTTGTCTTTTAATAATTTAACAAAAGACCGTCTACCATGATCAGATGTAGATTGATAGGCTCCCTGAAGTTCATCGATTTGTAGATAAAGATAAGGATATTTATCTAGTGATTCAGTAAGTGTGTCTGGTAATATAGCATGAGTAATATTGACAGATACAACATTTTGAAAAGAGATTGGCGTACCGATTCCAGGAAATGTGTCACTAACTCCAAGATGAACAACAAAACTGTAAGGTGAATCTGACGAATTAGAACTCCATTCATTTCTATCTGAACTACTAATATCTAAATCTCTCTGTAAATCAGAAGTTTTTGGCGAATCTTTTTCATCCAACTTAATATTTAAAGGTGTACCTTCAAGATTTTCTTTATCAACAATAACAGGCTCTTTATTTGACTCTTCTGGTTTAATAAACACATTAACTTTCTCATCAGCAACAACTAATTTTGGTATATTTTGTTGTAATTTAGGCAAACAAGCTTTTAGAACTAATTTATTTATGTCTTCTAATTTCTGGCTATCTTCGCGTATAGCGAAATTATGAACCATAGATTCATATATTACAGTCCGTGCATTGATTTCTAAATTATCAAGTGGAGATGAATAAGTCTTAATCATGTGATCATCAATCAAATTATAAAGCATTTCAAAATTTGATTTCGAAAAGAAGGTTTCATCCATTACTATTGAATAGATATGTTTAAGTCCTTAATAAAGTAACGCATTATTTATAAAAAGCTTGTATAATTTTTAATTAAGTATATAAGGAGAAAAACTTAACATTATTTCATACTTCAACAATGTTGGCAGTTAAGAAAAGAGGAAAGTCAAATGTAAAATTAGCAGTTTCTGATGCAGTTTCTATACATAATGAAACAGTTCTTAGTCCTGAAAAGTTACCTTCAAATTTGATATTACATCTAAAAAAGAAGAAATTACTCGAAACAAATAATACATATTCAGAGGATGAAATTTTGGAATATAATCCAAATTTAACTACGCCAAGTGCGTATGATCCGGTTGATACATCAAAATTTAGTTATGTTGAATCAAAAAATATAGAAAATAAAGAGGTTACATCTCAAAATGAAAAACCGATTATAAATCTATGTTGGTGGTGTTGTCATGAATATTCATGTAAAAATCTTGGATTACCTATACGTAAAAATAAAGAGGGTAGTTTCGAATGTGTTGGAAATTTCTGTTCTCCAGAATGTACATGTGCATATATTATGGATTCAGGATCAAGATACGGAGAACGTTGGAAGGAATATGAACTCCTTCATGAAATGGTGAATGTTAATAAACGAATCGATCCTGCTCCTCGTAGAGAATTATTAAAAATATTTGGAGGAGAATTAAGTATAACGGAATTTCGTGGTAATACGAACTGGAATATAGTATATCCACCAATGGTATCACTAAAAATGCAAATGGACGATACACCTACAGAGAAGCATGAGAATTCATCTCTATTTTTAACATCAAATTCTCTGAAAATTGGTAGTTTAAATTTAGACAGCATTGAAGATATTATTCCTGAAAAAAGAAAGAAAAAGGGAAAACAAGTAAATACGAATGGTAGTTTAGATCGTTTTTGGGGAGTAGAAGAATAAAAAAATGAAAGTGAATATAGTATAAACTTTTAGTAGATGGGTAATGAAACTTTGATAATAGTTGAAAGTAATGGCAAGTGTAAGAAAATTGAAAAGTTTACAGGACACAAATGTGTTGCATCTTTTGGGCATATATATGCATTGAAACCAACTTTAAAATGGTTTGATCCAAATAATATTGAACCAGAGTATATTATTCATAAAGGTAAGGAGAGAATAATTACAGGATTAAAGGAGAAGGCAAAGCTTGCAACTCGTATAATAATTGCATCCGATTTGGATAGAGAAGGCGAAGCAATTGCGGCTCATTTAATGAAATTACTTAAATTGGATATGGAAAATACGGAAAGAATTACTTTCAATCAAATTTCTGAAAAAGCATTGAAACAAGCTCTTGAGAAATCGGGAAGATTAAATAGGGAGCTTTATAATGCACAGCAAGCAAGAGCTGTAATAGATATTGTATTTGGATTTATGGTTTCTCCATTCTTGTCACGTCATCTAAACATAAGAGCTTTATCTGCAGGAAGATGTCAATCACCTGCAATACGCATGTGTATGGAAAGACAAAGAGAACAATCTGTTGGTGAAATAACTATAAAAGCTATTGCAAATTCAGAAAGAATGAAAAATATAGTTCATATTGAACCAAAATTAACGTCCAGTACTGAAATAATTCCTTGGTTGGAAAGTTTAAAAGAAGAACAGTTAAGGATTGTAAAAATAACCGTAAAGGACAAAAAGGAAAGTCCGCCACCACCCTTTATTACATCTTCATTACAGCAAATGGCATACAATCGATATAACTATAATCCAAAGAAAACGATGGAAATAGCTCAAAAGTTGTATGAGAGTGGATATATAACATATATGAGAACAGATTCAGTATCATTATCTTCACAATTTCAAGATTCGGCAATTGAATGGATACAATCTGAATTTGGAGAGGAATATGTTTGTAGGAGACAATATAGTCCGAAAGGATCTATGAAAACTCAAGATGCCCATGAGGCAATTCGTCCAATAAATATTAAGAGGATTGTGCCAAATGATGTAGAACAAGCTAGATTATATGAGCTTATAAAATTTAGAGCAATTGCATCTCAAATGTCGCAAGCAATTTATTCAGAATCTAAAACAATATTAGAAACAAAGCTGGATAAATGGGAGTCAGTCAAAAAAATATTAACATTTGCTGGTTTTACACGTTTAAAAGGTGTAGTTGTAGACACCTCTATTAATAGGGAGAAGGATGAGTACAAGATTGGTGATAAGTTGAATATTATGAGTATTTGTGTACGTGAAACTGCTGCAATTCCAAACCCCCCATTTAATGCCGCAGGATTTGTTAAGATGCTTGAAAAAACGGGTATTGGTAGACCATCTACATATAGCTCGATTATAGAAAGAATTCAGGAAAAGGGTTATGTTTCAATTGGTACAAATCCTAAATTGGATATCGAATTGTCCGAATGGAATATGGATTTGAATAAAGAGATAGAATCCTCTAAATATATACAGAAGATAGGGGGTCAGAAGAATATATTTCTTGTAACTGATCTTGGAATAAAGGCTTGTGAATTTATGGAGAATAGTCCTATAGAATCTGTTGTTAATTCCTCATTTACAAGTCAACTTGAAGATAAGTTAGATCTTGTGGCAGAAGGTAAACTTAATTGGAGACTTCTTGTTAAGGATTTTCATAAAGAATTATCTGTAAAATTAGCACTACAACCACCTCCTGTACATTCTATTTTGGGAAACAAACCAAATTGGGTTCGTATATTAAATGAATCTTCCGATAACGAGAAGCTTGGTATAATTAGAACACAATATGGGTTATGTATAGGTAAAGAAGGTAATGATGGAAAGATTGTTTATTCCAAAATGCCACCCAGTAGTAATTCGAATGATTTAGAAATGGATGAAGCAAACAATATGTTTAATTATCCTTTAGTTATAAAAGACGCGATTGAAATTCGTATTGGACCATATGGATGGTATGTTACAGATGGTAAAAGAAATGTTAGTCTTGGAAAAGAAAGAATACCGCCAACAAAGGAAATTGCCTTAAAAGCCTTACAAGACTCTCCCCAAAATAGTATCATTCAGAAAATAAACAAATTTTGGACGTTACGAAAGAAGAATGATTCATATTTCTTGATGTATTTGAAAGGAAAGAAACCAATATTCTATCCTGTATCAGATGTTAGTGGTGAATGGTCAATTCAGCGATGTGAGGAGATTCAAAAAAAAAATAAAAGAAAGAAGTAATGGAGGATCAAATCATGAAACTCATAATCACAGTTGTAGCATTGTTTGTTGTTTTATATTATATGTCGAACGGAATATTAAATATGTTTAGTAATTCATGGAATAGTACAGATGTTCAGACAAGTGCGGTATCAATATCTGGTATTTTTGGTACCGCTTAATTGTCTTTATAAACAAGTGATTCCTTTTCTTTAACTGGACGATTATCAATTTCATTCATTATATTTTTAATCATTTGTTTAGCCTCAAGTGTATCACTAACACCTAAACATTTTGTCAATCTTTCTTTAGTCCACTTAGGTGTTACAGATTGTTTTGATTTTTTTGTAATTAGTTCAAGAGAACCTTGGTTAAGTTCATATTTTGGAATATCATTACATTTCATAGAACTAATAATCTCAGTTTCTACAACTTTCTGAGCAGACTTTAACTCTGTAATCTTCTTTTGATGATTTTTAATGGATTTCCTAATTTCAAGCCATTTAGAAACATTTGTTTCAGCAACATCCTTGTTATGATAAGACGCCATAATATATATTACTTATCTGTTTGCCTTTAAGTTGAATTTTTTTGTATATTCAAATATGCGTAAGCGTGAAAAAATGCTAGTAATTTGCGGATTAGGTGGGTCGTATCTATTATTTGAATACTTGGTACATAAACTTAGAACAATTCAAATTAAGAAACAAAAGAGAGTTGTCTCAAAATCCCCAAGTTTAGGTAGTTTAGAAGCATTGAAGGATGATATTAGACGTGCTGAAGGTGTTGAAAAACAAGATATGTTAGTTACATTGAAAGAATGTTTTAATATAGATGACAATAGTTTAGAAACTCTTATTAAAGTTGTACATAATAATCACCCTTATAAAATAGAACAAAACATTGATGATTATTTACATTTTCCCTTACCTTTTTCATTTCAGGTAATGATGAGTTTGACTAATTGGTTAACATTTAAGGTATTAACAAATATTTGTGATATTGAGTATTATGAAGGTAAATGTATAATATATAAGTTGATACCCAAAGAAACGAATAATAGTTCCAAAGTTATTGTTTGTTTTCCAGGATTATCTGGCTCAATTGTACAACTACTTAATGCTATAAATATAATGTTTAAAAAAGGATACACCGTTATTTTGCCTCTTTATGGTCCAGGTGATGTTTCATTAAATCACTCGTTATGCCACAATCAATATGATTATTGTTACGAAATAATTGAATATTTGAAAAAAAGAGAATTGTTTGACATTCATATATTTGCATGGTCTTTAGGTGGTATAAAATATTTATGTTTTGAGGATTTAATACTGAATAAGTCAAATAAAGAACTAAATATAAGGGCGGTATATCTATTCGAACCTCTTTTAACCTCCAGATCGGTTATTGATATGCATTTTACAACTAAAAGATCAATATTTAGAACTATCAATGTTGTAAACTCACGTACAATACATCTTAGTTATAAGTACCGTTTATTGAACTGTATTATGGGATATTTCATACATACTATAATCGGATTTGGCTGTGCAAACAGTACGGACTATCTATTCTATACAGAACATAAGAAAAAATTAGCTAAATATCCGTACAAGAGATATTTGTTTGTTTCTCATAGTGATTTTCTTATGAATGATACCGCTGATAAAGAAGTTATTGAAAACAATTTTGATCCAAAATGCGTGTTTTATAGAGAAGGATATCACGGTGGTTGGTTAAAAAGTAGTAAATTAGAATCAATATTTGGTAATATTCTTAATCAATATTAAGGTGTGTCTGATATATTATTTCTGGTTGGATCATTAGAAAGCAAAGCTTTCGTCGCATCCGCGTCTGCTTTCTTTGCCTCTAATTTTTTTCTCAAGCGATTACGAACACCATTTCTTCTACTCCCTCCTCTCATTGATTGAGGCGGAATGTTTTTAGGTATACCTCCTTTTTTTACTGCATCACTACATAATTCTTCTAGGGCACTAAAATCATCATCGTCATTCACTTCTTCACCCTTTTGCTTCATAAATTCTTTAAATATGCCATTAACATCTTTTGATTTGAACATTTTTTTGAATTTTTTATCACTCTGCATTTTTTCCATCATTTCATGTACTTCTCCAATTAATTCTTCCTGATTTACATCACCAGATGCCATTTTTTTCTTCAATTTATCTGCAACTGTTTGTACAAGATTTTTTAATCCACCTCCACCTACAAGCTTTTGCATTACTGCAGATACATCAGGTGATTGCATATCACTCATATCAAATGCGGACATGTCAATATCCTCCGCTATTTCCTTTGCAAGATTTCCAATCTTCGTATCCTTAAACATATTCTCATAGTCATTTTCAGCAGATTCATCACCTGTATTTTCACTTTCACTATCACTATCCGATTTATCTAATTCTTCAATATCTATATTATTGCTTTCTTCCATCAGTTTTTGAACAATATTCATCATTTGTTCCTGAATACCATCTTCGCCATTCATAAAATTATCATTTTCAAATTGTTGAAAAAAATCTTCTAAATTAGCCGACTTTGAACGAACGGTTGTTCCAATTAAAGTTAATGTTTGCAAAAATTTCCATATTGCACCAGTATTATTATCACTATTCGATTTATGAACCACAACAGATAGATCAAAATCAGATATAAATATGAATGGAGATTCGAATAGTGTAGAGTCTTTATTTGATATCTTATCAGTGCTATTTATAACACATTTCATAAATTGTTGTAGAGGACGCGTATCTTGCATCATTGTGATTAATGATAATTCTTTAGTCTCTTCCGGAAAACACCTTTTTAAATTTCCAATAAAGTCGTTTAAAGTACTGTTGAAAGTTTGTACAAGTTCCATAATCATTTATATAAAATATCAATGATTTCTAAGCGCATCTGTGTAATATTTTATTTAATATACTTAATGAAGCACGTATTCCCTTCTATTAAAGTTAATGTTGTCCGTCCTAATCCAAATGATATAATTCTTGAATGTGAACTTGCTAAATGGGACAAAAACACGTATGTGTCATATATGGCGGCTCAACCTCCAGATTATAGACAAAGTTATACTGGTTCAGGATTACCATTTCCAGATGCAATTTCCGCACACCAAAGTACAAAGAATATTGGTAAATTTCACCCAAAGTCTCATAAATTTTCCATTAAACTTCCTTTCCCAAATGCATATTATTCACATCTTGGAACCAGATTAGTACCCCCACATGTACGTTTAACAATAGTTAATAAATCTGAATCAGTAACAGAATTTATAGAGCTTGGTGAAAATATACCATTCAGAACATTAAGTTATCAATCCAATCCTGTACCAAGAATGACACCTGGATTTTACAATCGTAGTCATTTGAAAATTCCACGCTCACAAGAAAAAATACTAAGATCAAGTGGATTTACTCTTAAAACACCATCCAATTTTTGGGGTATGGCTATTCCTCATCCATAAAACTAAAGTTAAAAAAGTATAAAGTTGTTTCTTTGTGTAATATAAGTAGTACATGGTAAAGTTAATTTCATCATGGAGTTTCTGGTATCATTCTTCTAAAGTTAGAAAATGGGATAAAGATAGTTATACTTTTTTATATAAAACCCAAATTGCCGAAGAATTCTGGGGAGTATTTAAATTGCTAACAATGAAACATTATGAATCAGGTATTATTTTTATCATGAGAGAAGATATTTTTCCAGATTGGTCAAGTCCAGAAAATAGAAATGGGGGATTTATATCTATTAAAATTGAAACAAAATCAAGAAATTACAAACTTAATAACATAACTAAAATTTGGTTCGAAAGACTAATCTCTGAATCCATAACTATTGATAAAAATATGATAACACATGGTATCTCTTTGAGTCCAAAAAGCGGACACTGTATCTTAAAACTATGGTTAAAAGATAAGATTAACAATTCAAATTCCATATTGCCACCCGATTTACCACTTGTTAAAACCAATAAATTTACAGCATTTACACATAAATCTTGACATATATGTTTAACTTTGTGCTGCATTTTGTGATACATACTTTTGATAAACATCCTCCGCATTTTTCGCAGCAAGCTTTGCATCTTCAGAAGCACGCATTAAAGCTTGTAGGGTTTCATCTGTATTAGTTTCAGTATTAGTTTCAGTAGCATTATTTTCCTTCACACCTTCTGGTGTAATTTCCTCTGGAGCTACTGCAACTGGAACAGATTCCTTATCATTTATTTTTTCCACCGGAATCTCTATATCTTTTGTCTCCACTGGTTTGGTTGAAATAATATTATCCTCACAATCAGTATCTTCATCTTCTGTTGCATAATCATAATATGCGTAACTATCACTTTTATCCTCTGTATGAAAAAGGCAAAAATCCGCTGGTGACTCTACATTTTTTTTGGCAGATGGAATTGTTACAAGACCACGTAGAACAATATCTGGATTATATGAACGAGGTTTCATAAATACTCCCTTGACTTCTACAAGAGGCACTACATTACAATTCTTTATAGAATCTAAACTTATCATGTTTTGTTCTGTGTCCATACATTGGATTTGATAATTACCCTTGCGAATATGGACTCTTGAACAGAAAATGTTATCTTCATCAATCATTGGATGATACATCTCTTTTATTGCTGAAGACGGAGGAGGGCTAAACCCTTCTAAAGGACCCCCAGATTTCCACATATATCCAAACCAGTCATTATGATTATTTATAATTTGACTTACAAGCCAAGTTTCTAACGTAGTAATAAAATTTTTAAACTGTTCGTGTTTTTTATTACCTTCATCCAATTTAACTCGGAAAAAACCGTTTTTAGATGCTGTCTCAATATCAATCGCATCATTTATCTTAAATGCTGGAAGTGCGAATTGTAAACTAATTGATTCATCTCTTAAATGTTCTACAGGTAATTCCCAAGAACCACCCGCCAATTCGTCTCCCTTTATTAATTTAAAATCATTTAGATCTACCATATCAAAATCCGGAACAAGTTCGGTATCTGAGTCATAATCGTTTTCTATATTAGAAGCCATGCGGTTGTATTTAATGGTTAAAAAATATTTGTACATTTAAACGCAAAGAATGATTATTCGTGAAATTATACATGATTTATTACATCACACCCTTGATGAAGTTAGAGAAAAGAAAAATATGATGCGTTTACAGACAGATCTTATAGATCCTATTATTCATTACGCATTCGCACATTTATATCCGTATATTATTGTAACCTCTATTCTTTTCTTCTTTACATTCATTCTTGCCGTTGCTATACTTATTTTTATACTTAGAGGTCAAGCAATCTAAAATTCTATTACTGCAATGAACTTCTGTTAAAAGAACATAAAATAATTGTACTAATATCAATTAAAATGGAAGAAAATGACAATTTAGATAAAAACGAAATTATTGGAATCCGTAAATTACGTATCAGTTTGATTCCACCCCCAGACGAGCTAAAGGATAAGTTTGAGGAACTGATTACTATAATTAAACCAAAATACTTTGATTGGATTCGGATGAGGCTAGAAGAAATAGAGAATCAGAAAAAGTTTGATGAACTTCTTAATCAGATTGATCCTATGTATTTTAATTGGATTCGAATGAGATTAAATGAGGTTCAGAATAAGAACCAGTTTTTATAAAGATATAAACCTATTATGCGAAGAATATAATATTATTGAAGTTTTAAAAATGGGAAGTTATGAGGAATGGTGCGATTATGAGTGTGATCGTGGCATTACAAATAGAGAATATATAAACTGTTTTATTGATAAATATATTGGCTGGGTTTTACGTCAAAAAACAACATCTGGAAATGAAACAAGACAAGTTATTTTAAAGGATTATACGAGTATTCATAGAGATAAAATTATGAAGATGATTTATAATATGAGTTATAAAATCAAAGCATAACTGAAAATATGTATTCGCTTCGATTAGACATCATATTCCTTCAATCTAATGCTTCAGAATATAAAGCTTCAGAATAAGCACGAAGTTCGTCTGCACGCCGCTGATCCTTCCGCCACCAACCTTTTGAGTGTTCCTTCCTCACAGAAATCATAGAATTAATGATCTGACGAGGTGTCAACTCGAACTCCATCATTTCCTCCTCCTCCAATCTCTCAATTTCCAAGCGCGCTGAGCTACTCATTATCATCTCAATGCCCCCCCACTCGTCGCCGCCTCCGGTGGCCTCGTTCCAAGCGTGCATTGCTCTGCTCTGTTCACGCTCGGCGTTCATCATGTCTCTGCGTGGCGTCTTGAAGCGCGCTCGCATCTCTGTTATGCAATCATCTTGTTTTTGTTTTTGTTTCAAATACTCTATTTTGTGCGTATTAGATATATCCGCTGGCAAACTCCAGTACCTTTTATCTCCTCTCATTACTTTCAAATAATTTGGAATATCTGTTTTTCTCATTTCAAGTGAGTGTTTACCTAACATTAGTAAGAAATTACACCTTTCGTGATATTTTGAACAAGAATCACATAAATAGTATTTATAATTAAAATATTTCGGGTCGTGGTCGATGAATAGGTCGTCAAGTGTCTTGTCGCGAGATGCTCCATATATATCATCCTCAAAGATAATATCCTCCCTATTGGAGTAGTACGTGGGGGTGCCCAAGACCGGGTCCAGTTTCACGAAGCAGTCCTGCCCCTCAAAGTAGTCTTTACAATAATGACACCACTTTAAATTAGTATTAGAATCGGACCAACCATTATTACCATTAATCGTATTGCATTTTCTTTCAAATGCAGTAATTGCTTCTTCTTTATCATAATTCAAGTTGTATATATCTTCCTCGTCGCAAAGCTCACTGCTTTCAGGATATAAATCGTAAAATAGATATTCATCTATAATTCTGAATATTTCTACTGGAAGTACTTGATTTAAATACATTTTGCTTGTCATGGTATTTTATGTGTATATAATTTTATATAGCAATCATTTTTATGATTTACAGGAAAATAACAAAAATGATTAAAAGATACATAAATTGATATAGAAAGAGAGAAGATGCCTACATTCTGTGATAGTATTATCGATAGCAAACCCTTTTACAGACATGAGTCCGAATATACTGAAATGGCTTTGAAAGATATAATTTTACCAATCACACAATTCGGAGAAGGCAATATTGGTACAAATGATATTAATGTTGCACTTGGCGATGTATACACGTCAAATATGATAAGCTACAGAGAAGAAAAAATAGTAATCGCAGTCCCTGTATATAATCATACTCTTGAAGAAGTGATACCTTGTGTTGACGGTATGAGAATATATTAATAGAAATGTGTGTTTTGTGTTTTTTTTCAAAAATTAATAATGTGTCAAAAGTCCATGTATAATCCGAATAATGTGATTATTGGAGGAGCTATAATATTTTTAGTTGCTTATGCTTTTTTTATTTTGAGAAGAATGTATAAAAGAAGGATTAGTGTTCTTGAACAAACAAATCTGGAATTAACCAATGCATTAAAAGAAATAACTGATATGGAACAAGATCATATGGAACAAGCTCATATGGAACAAGCTCATATGGAACAAGACAATGGTATAGAAAATATATCCGCCGATTTATTTAGGCAAAATGGAGAGGCTTTTACAAAAACTCGAGAAAGTAATGTTATATTTGAAGTTATGAATCATTCACAGAAAATTCCCATGAATAGTGTAGAAATAGAATCTATACAAGAAATTCCGAACACAGTCCCTCAAAATGTAGAGACTATCCCGGAAACTATAGAGACGAATTCTCAAATTTTAGAGACTATCCCGGAAAATGTAGAGACTATCCCGGAAAATGTAGAGACTATCCCGGAAAATGTAGAGACTATCGCGGAAACCGTAGAAACTGTAGAAACTATCTCAGACATTCCAAACAATAATACTGAAAATAAATTAGGGATATCAAAAGATGATATAAACTCTATGACAGTTGCCCAATTGAAAGAAAAGCTAACTGAAATTGGTACGCCGATTGTGAAAGGTATGAAGAAAAAAGAATTACGTGCAATTCTACTTGCGCTATGAGATAATAAGAATAAAATGTTATTATATAAATAGTTCAAATGCGGAATATTTCACGGAAAATACCTACAAGAGCTGGGGGAATTATATTTGATCGTGATAACACACATATTATTTTAGTACTTAATAAAGATTCATATTATAAGAAAGAATTCAAATGGGGACTTCCGAAGGGACATTTATATGATTATGAGAGAAGGATGCCCTACGTAGGAGCACAAAGAGAGATATGGGAAGAGACTGGAATATTTTTACCAATCGCTCATGAAACTTTTTCCATTCCAATTTACGACACTCTATATTATGTCTTATCACTCGATAGATATTGGAATCCATCATTTCGTCCAAATGATACGGATGAAATAATTCATGTTCAATGGGTTCCCATTAGTAATCTAGCAGAGCTTAATGTTAATAGAACATTGGCAAAACTAATAAAAAAATGGAGAAATATTTTTCCAACTCATATACCTTCTTAACCAATTTTCTTAACCAATTTTCTTAAAAAAGATTAAGTATTAATGATTAGAATTAAGTATAATGACAAAAATAACGCTCGAACATTCTGGCGTTTCTGTTACAATTTGTAATTCGGATAGCGAAGATGATGTTCTGGAAGATATTGGATTTGCAGTTCTTGGTAATATAGCTGCAAGTGCTCTAAAAAAAATTAGTTCAAAACTTAGAGGAAATACTTTAAATAAGTCCGAAATAATGAGATGTTTTGAAGAATCTTGGAATTCAGAGGGCGATAGTGAAGGTAGTGAAGATAGCGAAGGTAGCGAAGGTAGTGAATGTAGTGAAGATAGTGAAGAAGAGGAGGAAGAAGAGAAAGTGGAAGAGGAAGAAGAAGAGGAAGAGGAAGGTGAAGAGGAAGAAGAGGAAGAAATAAAAACAAGAAAAACTGGTGCTATAAAGACTTGTTTAAAATATATTCGTGAACAAAATACAGAGAAATTTTTAAAAACTGTTAGAGATAGTAAATCAAAACTTCGAATTATAGGTACTACAAAAGAAGAGAGAACATGGGTTTTTAAGTCAGTTGCATGTGTACAAGACATTGATGCTTGGTCTTTACCGCGTCGAGGTAATAGAATTCTAATTATATCTGTTTCCCAAGAAAAATGAGTTAAGAAAAATGATTTTAAGTATAATTATATCATACATAACAGTATGGACGAACCAATTATGACAAAATATGAATATACTCGTATTCGTGGGATACGTATTCAGCAATTAATTGATGGAATGCAAGCTTTTGTCGATATCGAAGAGGGTGATAAGGAAGAGGATATTTTCAAAAAGGAATTGCTCGAGAAAAAGATACCATTAAAGGTTACACGTCCAAATGGATATAATACATTCGTTGAGATACCAGTATCAGATATGAATGTTGAAAGATTCTTGTAATTAAAAGTTAGGTATTATTGAAAAATATCACTTAAAACATGCCTTGTTGTAATAAAGCCTTTAAAGAAAAAAATAATTTAGAAGAGAAGTTAGAAGAGAAGTTAGAACTACAAAATGCTTATATTGAGAAATTGATATCAGATAATGAAAAATTAAAAGAACAACTTAAAGAATCTGACAATCAATGGGCAACTAATATAGATGCATTTGTAGAAAAATGGTTTGAAGAAAACAGAGATAATATTGATATAGGGGTGATTAACTTTGGTTTCTTTAAATTAGATCTTTTTCCAGATTATCTGGAAAAACACATATATAAAAAAGTTCTAAAAATTGTATATTCTTTTATTCAGTCAGCAATAGCTCCAAAAATAAAAGATCCAAAATTCTTAAATATTTAGAGCAAAAGAGCTTGTATCTGGTCTTTCGACTCTATTTTTTGGAGGACGACCTCGTTTCTTTTTTGGAGGAATATTATTGGATATATTTACTTCACGTGTAGCTGGTGGTTCGGGATTCATCGGTTCTGGTTTAACAGCAGTCATGATTGGATTTGGCTCTTCACGGAAATCCTTTATCTGATTAAGAATACGTTCAACATCCTGATCATTTGGTCCATTCATTTGTGTACTTGATGGAGGTGGTGGGGCATCAGGTACAAAACTTGGTTGCGGTGGAACAAATGTAGGAGGGGCGTTTGTTTCAAGCATATCACCTAGAATATGACCAAGCCCCGGATTTTTTTCAGTCGTGGAAGATACTGCCGCGGAAGCAAACTGTCTTGCTAAATCCGGATTATTTTTAAGAATATCATCCATTTGAGGCATTGAATTCTTAAATAAACTATTTGTCATATGGAACATAACAGCACTTCCACCAAGCATCATAAGTAATTTTAATTCAGGAGCAATGTTTGTTTTAGATTTATACTTTTCGTGTAATTCCTCAAAAACATCATCATAATCACCAAGATTTTCGTGTAATGATTCAGACCATCCATCCAGTTTTACGTCAAATGGATCAAATTTACTATTTAAAAATTCAACACCAGATGCAAATGCCATCATTGTTTTTCTTTGAAATTTAATACTGTTTTCAAGATCTCTCTGATTCTTTAAACGGGTATATTCATCTTTCATTTCACCAAGACTGGATGAAGTATTATAATGTTTAGAAAGAGGAATACCTCTGGATTCTAAACGTTTTAGTTTGAATAAAAGTTCTTGACGTTCAGCACCATCATTTATTACAGATCTCATTGGAACGGGATTAAAAGTAGGGGAAGACATAAAAGAGTTTGTAGGTTTTTCTGGAGGACGTTCAACCCTTATTTTAAAATCTAAATCATCATCAAGTTTATTATCAATTATTGGTGGTGGAGAAGAGATAGGAACTTGTTCAATTTTATTAGCTTCTTCTTCTATTGATGGGTTAGTTGGTACTGGCGACTTTGATTTATTTGGATCTACAAGAAGATCAAGATCTTCAATTGCATCAATATTTTGTTGAGACATATCAGTCGCTGTATCATCTATCTTATCTATAGAAACACTTGGCACAGAAGAATCTAAATCATCAAGACTTACCTCTGTCACATTCATCTTATGATTTATTTAACGGTATTAGTTTATACAAGTTTGTCGCAATAAGCAAACGCCTGAATTATTACATCCGACAAATCGTCCTTTTTTTTGGAATTTATCCAAGAATCTGGTGGAGAATCACCAAATAATTTACTAACTACATCAATAGAACATTTCTTCGTTTCAGAATATCCCTTCGGTATATTTTCAATCCAACCAATCGATTTACAAAATTGCATCTTTCTTGATGCTGAAACACATTTAACAATATGATTTGAATCCTTTAACAAACAAAAATACGTAAATACAATCATTTGCATTGATTTCATTTGTGGGTTTTTCATACATGGCTGATTTTCTATAATTACAGCATCACAGCAAAGCGGTGAAAAAACAGAGTCAAAATGTTTTGCCACGTTTTTAACAGTTTTTTGAAGTTCTATAGATGTTGCTTTTTTAACCTTTTTGTTACGTAAATGCTTTTTTATTAAATCTTGTAACCCCTTTTTATTAGATTTTTCCGGTATTTCAATTGTTAATTCTCCGCTATTAATCAATGAAGTTAAGCATTCTATTAGTTTTGTTTTTGTCCATCGTAAATATTCTAAAGAAATATAGTTAAGATCTGTATAAGATTCATTAATATTCACATTTTTCCATTCAATAATTTTCCAGTCTAAATTAGGACGTATTGAGTTAACTTCGATTAATACATAACTTAAATTTTTTATACCAACATCGATTGACAAAATACGCATAGTATGTTTTTTAATGTAATATTGTTAAGTTATAATTCCAATTCAAGTTGTGCAAAAAAATGATTAAGATATATCGAATGTTAAATATAACTATATCATGGAAGTAATGCATGTTATTAAACGCGATGGATCAAAAGAAACAGTTTCTTTTGATAAAGTATCTAATCGACTAAATAAGTTAGTAAATGGAGATGGTAACCAAAAAACTTTAAAAGTTGATTATATTGCACTTGCTCAAAAAGTATGTGGTGATATGTATTCTGGGGTTCATACCTATGAACTTGACGAATTATCTGCACAAACTTGTGCTGGACTTATAACAGAATGTGTTGATTATGGTATACTTGCTAGTCGTCTTGCTATTTCAAACCATCATAAAAGAACTTCTCCATCATTTAGCGAAACTATTCAAAACCTATATGAAAGTACAAATAAACTCGGAAAAAGAGTACAACTTGTCACAAAAGAGCTATATAACACGGTTATGAAACATAAAGTTAAGCTAAATCAAATTATTGACTATTCTAGAGATTACAATATTGACTATTTCGGATTTAAAACTCTTGAGAAAAGCTATCTATTGAAAGTCAATGGTGAAATTGTAGAGAGACCTCAACACATGTTCTTGCGTGTTTCTCTTGGTATCCACGGGTCTGATATTAAATCAGCCATTCAATGCTATAATGCTTTGTCACTCAAGAAATGTATTCATGCTACACCAACATTATTCAATTCGGGTACTGTTAATGGTCAACTAGCTTCCTGTTTCCTCATGGGTATTAATTCAGATAGTATTAGTAGTATTTATGATGCCCTAAAAGACACAGCACTTATTTCTAAAAATTCTGGAGGAATTGGTATTCATATCCACGATATTCGTGCTAGAGGTGCTGAAATCGCTGGTGGTACGGGTATTTCAAATGGTATTGTACCTATGTTACGTGTATTTAACAATACTGCCCGCTACGTTGATCAATGTGTAACACCAAACACATATATTTATACAACCGATGGACCATTGGCTATACAAGATGTTGTAGAAGGTAATACACAAATTTATAATTCAACGGGAAATATTGAGACTATTAAAAAAGTATTAGAACACCCCTATAATGGCACAGTTTATAATATTAATACAATGCATTGTATTGACTCTCTGAAAGTAACTGGAGAACATCCAGTATTTGTTCTTTCAAATCAAAAGAAAGGAGTAAATTATGATGTAATTAAAAATCGCCTTGATAAAAAACTTATTAAGATGGAATGGAAAGAAGTAAAAGACTTGAACGAGGATGATATGATGATTTATAGCATTCCAAAATACGAAAAAGACGACTCATCACTAAGTGAGAAAGATTGTTACATTTATGGTGTTATTCTGGGTGATGGTTCTCTATCAAATGACAAAGATTATGGATACATTTCGTTAAATCACACTACCAAACAACACATTCTGGAAAAATGTGAAGAGTATTTCCAAAATAATTATACAGAATATTCTATTGAAGAATCGAAAGATAATTCCGATTCGGTAAGAATTCGATGGAATAAAAGCACTACATTACCCTTTAGATACTCGGATATTTATGATTCAAATAAAGAAAAACATATTTCTAAAAGATGGATTCACCTACCAACAAAAAAGATTCAATACATTCTAAAAGGATTAATTGATACTGATGGATGTAATGGTGAAAAAGAACTTACGTTTGATACTACATCCCGACAATTGTGCGAATGTTTTCGATTCATTCTACTTCGCATGGGTATTCCTTCAAGCGGATATACTCGAGATAGAATTGGAGAAAGTCACGAAACAAAAAGAGGAACTATTACGAATAGAAAACTTAGTTATTGTATTCGTGTTCCTAGAATTGAATTGATTACTAAACTAATTGATACAAAAAACGACGGACAGTTCTTCAAATTCTTTACTTATAAAGACGATTCTGGAAGCTCTTTTGTAATGTCGCGTATTAAATCTATTACTGAAGAATCTTATTCTGGAACTCTGTATGATCTACAGATGGAAAAAACACATGATTATATGCTTCATCAAGGTCTTGTACATAATGGAGGGGGAAAAAGAAACGGATCTTTCGCGATTTACTTGGAACCGTGGCATTTAGATATTCATGAATTTCTTGAATTACGAAAAAATCAAGGATTTGAAGAACAAAGGGCTAGAGATTTGTTTTATGCTATGTGGATTCCAGACTTGTTTATGAAAAGAGTTCAAGAAGATGCAATGTGGACACTTATGTGTCCTCACTCATGTCCTGGTTTATCTGATGTATATGGTGATGAATTTGAAGAGCTATATACAAAATATGAATCTATGGGACTTGGTAAACAAGTCAAGGCTCAGGAAATCTGGTTCAGTATTCTTGAAAGTCAGACAGAAACTGGAACACCATACATTCTGTTTAAAGATAGTTGTAATCAGAAATCTAATCAGAAAAATCTTGGTACGATTAAGTCATCTAATTTATGTTGTGAAATTGTTGAACATACATCAAAAGATGAAACTGCTGTCTGTAATCTTGCAAGTATTAGTTTACCAGCATGTGTTATTAAACCAAATGTTCCTGAAAAAATTAGAATCACTGGTATTCCTAAATGCCCGTATTGCTATCTTGCCAAAGCTTGGTGTGATAGATGGGAACTTGATTATGTATATGAACAATTACCTGCACCAGAAGTTGGGAATAAGTATCCTCAGATTTATGTAGGAGAATGGTTTGGTGGATTCACAGATTTTGCAGAAAAATTTCCAGTTAATTATGATTATACAGAATTAGCGAATATTACTCGACAGTTAACCCGAAATCTGAATCGTGTTATTGACAAAAGCTCTTATCCTATTGAAAGTGCAAGACGCTCTAATATTAGACACAGACCAATCGGAATTGGTGTACAAGGACTTGCAGACGTATTCATGATAATGCGCATAGGATTTGATAGCGCTCGCGCTAAATTTCTAAATGACAAGATATTTGAGACGATTTATTATGCTGCAGTTCAAGAATCAATGACTATGTCTCAGAAAAAAGCTGAAAAGAAAAAAACTACAACAAATACTTCTAAATTTCCAGGAGCATATTCAACATTTGAAGGTTCACCATTACAAAATGGTGAATTTCAATTTGATTTGTGGGGAGTAACACCTTCACAAGAAGAACCAAAATATGATTGGGATTCTCTTCGTAAAGAAGTTACCACACATGGTGTTATGAATTCTCTTCTTGTTGCTCCTATGCCTACTGCATCTACTGCTCAAATTCTTGGTAATAACGAATGCTTTGAGCCAATTACTTCTAATATTTATGTAAGACGTACTCTGGCAGGAGAATTTGTATTAATGAATAAATATCTTCAAGAAGATCTGGAATCTCTTAATATCTGGAATCACGATCTTAAAAACTCTATTCTTGAGAATGATGGAAGTATACAACACCTTAAAATACCTCAATTTATTAAAGATACTTATAAAACTGTTTGGGAAATTTCTCAAAGAGTCCTCATTGATCTTGCTGCGGATAGAGGGAAGTTTATTTGCCAATCGCAAAGTTTGAATTTATTTGTTAAGGAAGCTAAATTCAATATTATTACGTCTATGTTGTTTCATGCGTGGAAAGTAGGACTTAAAACTGGTGTATACTATTTGCGTACAAGACCACAATCAAAAGCTCAATCTTTCACAATTGCTCCAAAAGAAGAGCCTGTTTGCGAATCTTGTAGTGGATAAATTAACTAAACACACGAAAGTATAGGGTCAACCCATACTAATTGAATACCTGACTCAAATTCAATATGATAACGTGTTTTTAGTATTGTTTGAATTATATCCACTTTTTCCTGTGAAATATTTGGAATATTCAGTTCCAAAGAATATGTTATATTTTCTTTTAAATTTTCAATTGAATTTGTATATTCAAATGACTTGATAATTTTCAACTTATTACAATGATTTTTTATTACCGATATGAGTTCCTTCTCATCTATATTTTTGTCATTCGGTAAATGTATGGATACGTCATACATTACAAATATACACTATTTAAATTCCCCTCTTTTTTATCTTTGATTCAATATATTGAGTGAAAACACAGCTATTGTCTATTGTATACATATTCACCTTTGAATAAGTATCATTTATACGAGGCTCTATTCTATTTTTATATAAGTCACTATTTTTATATTCTATACATACACTGACATAATCACTTAAAAATGACTCAAGACTATCTCCACGAATTTCTGGCGACTGATACATTCTAATAAAGATTTTTCTTAATTCGTCTCTATCTATAATGACTTTATTTTGACCATCTTTCAACCCCTTTAATTTTGGTGGTATTAATATCGTCTCCGAAAGAATCCTATACATATTCTCTACAGGAGGATATGCCAAACCTTTCAATGATTTTTGTATTGTTACAATTCTACTATCAATCACATTTGATATTGACTTATTCAAAAATACACTTTTCAAATGTTTATCTGTACCCATATAAACCCTATCTCTTCCTTTTAAAAACAACTCAATATCGCGCTTTGAAATATCTGATGAAGAACTTCCTATTTCAAATACAATCGTTGCTATAGAATGTATCATTTCAATATCACCCCTCATCTCATTTGATATCATACGAAGTGCTATAGCCATTTCTACAATATTACCATAAAACTCTTCAAATACTCTTTCATTTGAACGGAAAATTATATCCATTTTGTTATAGTTGTTACTGTCTTTATTCATTGTATTACCCATAAAACTTCTACTGGAATTCTTCGCTATACTTGAAAATAAATTTTCAAACTTCTCTGAATCGAGTAACATGTTTCTATATTCACAGAATATAGACATCTTATTTAGATTTTTAACAATCAAATTTATAAATTCACTCAAGTAAACAGACGCTAAATCTCCCTCATAAACCGAATCAATTGACTGTTCACATGAACACTTTGTAAAAATACAATACAATTTTTTGAAATTTACAAATAATTCAGAAGTATTAGAAGAAACTGACATGTCTGTTAACATGTCATATAAGTAGAACTGATTATCCATTTCTAAATTTGTTTCTGTCCATATATTCCATCTATACAAAAATCTTTCAAGTTTAACTATACGCTCTTTTTTGGGGATATTCATTAGAATTTTTCTTAACCATTGATCCATCATATCCAAAAAAACAAAGACTATATCTTCACTATCTATGTTTTTAAAATCGAGCCAATATTTCTCAACTTGTTTATAACTATTATTCACCTCATACATACCTGTTAATTTATTATTAATATCTAAACCATTTTCAATATATTCACTATTTTGGTATCTATAATTCATGTTATGATACACCATTTTATTTTTTACATTTTCATGTAAAGATTTAGTAATTATACAAGAAATATATTTAACAATATAAGTAATGGCAATGTCTAAACTTTTAGGTTATAATTGGAGAGGCTATGACAATTCTAAGGTAGATAATAGTAAAGAAGATACATTTGTCTCAACATTTGAACAGTTACTCGAACTTAACAGAGACTCTTTAAATATACATATATCTCAACAATACACTCATAAAAATTTCAAACATTCTGATGAACTTGAAGCTATTCGAAATTTCCAAATAGATTTTACGAATGATATTGACAATAATGAGTGTATCATAGACAAAACGGGTAAACTATCATCTATCTCTAAAATGCAAGAAAATGTACCAGATATTTGGCACCAGTCTCTTATTATGTCTTGGTTTGCTTATTCTAATGAAAAATGGATTTCTAATAATAATGTTACTAACCCCCTATTTATTGCTATTAATATACTGAGACAATTGCAAATAAATGAAACAGATAAAGGATACTTTGCAACTATAAATAATAATTATGATAACGAGCTCTACAAATCTTTTCCTATACCCGATGACAGTATACTCCCTAAGCTTGAACCATCCAATTTTCCATTACCATTTAATTCATGTAATGAAGTAATTGAAGTATGGTTAACTAAACAAATTGAAATTATTGCTATAGAACTTAAATGGGATAATACATTTTGGAATCGCATTTATGATGAAATATTATTCATGATTTCTTATTCTCTTCACGTTATGTCCCCTATATTATACCAAATATATGGATATGATATCATTGTTGGCTCTATGAATCACGGATTAGTCTTTAGATCTATTCTATTCGGTCTTCATAGCCGTATTAAAATTAAGGCATCTAAAACAATATCACATATTTGGGGTAATAATAAATCAGATCAACATTATTACACTCTTAATAGTTCATATGACCTTAAAAATAGATTACTAAGCCAATTACCCCCAAATATATACTATGTTGATGATAAACAATACACTTTGGAATATTTACTTAACAACATTAAAGAGCAAAAAAATTTAGCTATTCAATTTGAACATCAACGATGCTATGATGCTATTAATGATCTCGAATTTAAAGCCGATAATTTTGTACACAAAGTTAACAGTTTATCATATAGCCTTAATTGTAAAAAAGAACTCTTAGCTATTATCGATAAACAATTAGAAGATATTTCATACATTTTCCAATATTTACAAAAAAAAGAAAATGGTAATTGGGTATGTCTTACCGATATTGTAGAACCTTTACAATTACTACAATCAACACACTTTGCCAAATTTGAAAATTCAGTTAACAATGTTTTTGGACCTTGTTGTGGATTTGATTCTCTTAATATTGATATTCATACTACCTTCAGCAATTTTGAGATTATTCAACTTAGATTATCACATATTCTTGAACTATCTTCTAATAAAGAAATTCAACTACATGATCAAAAAATTAATATTTTCAATTCTTCTAAAGATAATATCAAACCAATCATATCTCCTTTATATCAACCTTCCAACTCTAAAATTCCAATGACTATCATTCAATTCGCATATAATTTACTTGATCTATTTAACGGTAAAGCCAAAATCAACCTTATTAGAGGTAACATTATTATCGGTGAAACATACAAACATCTCCCCAATACACCAGACATTCCCGATGCAAAGGGCAACAAAATAGCTCACGAATTTTTAGATAAACTTAAAAAAGTTTCAGAATTCTTTACATTTGTTCAACTTTGTAGAATTTACAATCAAGATTATTTCAAATATATCATAGAATGTTATAAAGATATCTCTTTCATCACAATTAATGACCCAATATATGATTCAAAACCAGTTGAATCAAAATTATTTTTTAATATTTTACAAACTGTCAATCCCCTCAAAAATACAAAAATAAAACTCACAGATCTTGTTTCAACCCTTAAAGTATCTTTAGATATCGCTTCTACAGACAAGACATATGGACTTATGGGTCTTAAATGGTTCTCTACTATAATATCCAAATTTATCTCATCATTTGAAGAATTAGAATAAATATTATCTAATTAAAACATTTCGAATATTTTCTGTTTCATTCAACATATTTGTTATAATCCACCTATCATCCAGCTCATCCGAAGGCAGAATCTTTACAGGAACACTCCCTCTTAAAGCAATACAACCCCACTCTTTTCTTTCATATCTACTTTCATATTCCTTTTCAGGAATATAATCCGGACTTACCTCGTTTCTTTCTACTATCTCATAGGAGGTTTTTTTTGACGGGCGACGAGTACTTTGAATTATTATCCCCTTCTTATTTGTATATTTATACGTTGTCTTCGTCTTTATATTTCCATAATCATCCGTCACATATTTACCCCTCCAATACGTTGGATAAGAATTGTATACTACCCCAGATATACTTGAAACGACTCCAATCGGCTGAACTTTATCACTTAAAATATCTGTTTGATCACTCAATTTTATTTTACCATCATTCGTTAAATATACTATTCTGCCCAACCTATTCTCTCCAGATTCATTCCCATCTGCCCATTCATACATATAACTCTCACATCTTCCAGAAGAAATATTTACACCATTTGTTGTAATATTATTTGAACTCACAACAAATTTATTACTACAATTTATCTCCATATCAGAAATCTTTTCCTTAATACCAACAACTCCATTTTCTAAATTAAAAAATGAATCCCCATCGTTACCTCTTAATCCATCCGCACCAGGAAATCCGCGTGGACCCTCTATACCTCTTTCACCCTGAATCCCCTGAATCCCCTGAGGTCCTTCATCTCCTTGTGGACCCTGCTCACCTTGAACACCCTTCTCACCTTGAACACCTTGACGCCCAGGCGTTCCTTGTCTACCTTGTGGACCCTGTGCTCCTTGTAGCCCCTGTAAACCGTTTGAACCTTGTACATTATTTTCACCTGAAATATTATCCTCTTTACCAACATTCTTACTTGCTTTAAATATTATGGACATTAATCTACAAACACTTGCAATGGTTTTTTGTACATCATTCATATCATTATTCGGAGGCTGCTGTCCTGTAAACAAACCCGCAAGTTCAGATGGATCATTCACTCCCATTATCTGACCTATCGCGGCTGCAAATTTATCTACGTTTACATCCATTCTTTTAAATATTTTTTGAATACTTATATTGTTTTATTATTGAACACTATTGTAGAACTTTAGTCTTGCTAACCTTAATTCATCAATACTCAATTTTACGTCCTCATCTTCTAATTTATTCTCTTCCTCAGACACTTTCTCTGACTCATTCATATCTCTCTCAATAACACTTTTTGTCAATAAACTTATCAAATCACTCTTCTCCAACGCACCTCTATAACATATGTTTTTCGAATCCAGATATAACTTCATATCCGATACCGAAATATCCGAGTAATTCTTTTCATCTAATAATCTTTCAACCCCTCTTATCTTATCTTGCTTTAAACCTTCTTCATATTCTCTATCTTGTTCTTCTCTAAAAGTGCGAAAATTCGGATCAGAAATTCTATCTAAATCCTCTGAATTTAACTCACCTATATCTGTAATATTAGATTCATCTCCACTGTTTATTTTGTCATTTATACGTTTTAACAAATCTTTCTTTCTACCGTCGCTGGAAATACCCAACCCTATACATATTTCCTGTAATTCCACTAATTTTAATCTTGTTGAAACCAATCTTCTTACTTCTCGCATTCTATTATATTATTATAGTCTATTCCAGTTATTGTTCATTTTTTATATATCTACAAGCCAGCAGGCTTGTTCGCATCATCTATTGGACACCCTTCGTGCCATGGCAGCTCTGAATGTAAAACATTCGATACATTCCAATTAGAGATATTCTGATTAAATGAAGTTGCACCTCTAAACATATAACCTATATCTATCAAACTTGATGTATCCCAATTATTAAGCGGTTGATTGAAATCAGAACAATTATAAAACATCCATCTAAACGATTCCACATTCGATACATTCCAACTATTAAGTGGCTGATTAAAAACGGTACAGTTTCCAAACATTGCAGTCATGGTTGTTACGTTAGAAACGTCCCATCTAGAAATATCATCATTGAAAGTATTCTTATTGTCGAATAAATTACTCATGTCAGTTATATCACGTGTATTCCAATCAGATATATGTCCGTAAATATTCTCTGCAGATAATCTATCGCTACACCATGCATCAACTGCCGTCTGTAATAAACCTTTGTAACTAAATCGAAAACCCTCAAGAATTATGTCATATGACGATGGGTTATCGAAAAGAATACTACCAAAATCAGCTCCTTTTGTGAAATAAACGTAATTTTGTAGTGAAGAGGATGTGTTGTATCCGTTCACTAATTCGGTAAGACTATTATATATAGGTGTGTCATGAGTACGATACCTAGCTGCACCGGTTACTGTATCTCCAGCTAAATAAATTCTACAAAAACGACCATGCGTATCATAAGTCCTATTGTAAAGAAGAATGGTACCATCGCCCATAAGTCCCCATGAATCAATCGAACAATGCGTGTCAGAGTTTGAACCCCCAATTCCTATAAGATTATGTGCCATAATACCAAAATCCGCTGGCAGATCATCCCCTGTTCCAAACTGTCCAAGGGAATCAATAAACTCATATTTTGTCTCCCAATTTGTATAATTGGTTCCAACAACTTCTACATAGCTTGTTTTTAAGAAAGCCGGTTTGCGCCAGGGATGCGCCCCAGCCTCATTTCTCATAACAATAGCAATACGATATGGCATTTCTGGATATTTTATCCATCCACCATGTTTACCTGTAGCACCTGAATTGACTCCATTTGTACTCCAAAAACCATAGCCACCATTGTTTGTGCCTTCAACTGCATTTGACATTGGGTAGGTACTTGTACCTCCTAATTGTTCATAATCTACTGGTGTAATAAGATTATCATCTTTATCATAAGCGTTTAAAGTCTGTATATCTATATTGATGGCATTCTCGCCAGCAGCTATAGCTCCGGCGCCGACGGAATCTCTGTACAAAATAACATAGGCTGGACCAATCGAATTCTCATATAATTGTTTTACTGCATTAGAATCAGCTGAATACCCATTCAATATATTAACATTTCTTATTCTTGAAAATCCTGATGAAAAATATGAAAAATTTTCAGACCAATTCCATGGCATCGAATTATATGATGGTGCATCAAGAAGTTTCGCATTTTCTCCATAAAAATTCGCATTTGTAACACTATGATTATATATTATCACTTCACCAATTTCTCCTTTGAAATATTCTAAATAATTACCACTTGTATTCGTTACAAGTGCTCCAATTGTAAACCCTGCTCCGTGAGTTGTATTTATTTGACTGCTAAAAGTGTGGCTCTTTATTTCCCATAATCCTGTTGTTGGATTCTTTATAAATATATAGGCAGTTTTAGATGGACCATCGTAACTAACAGCAATTGTAGTTTCTACTTGTCCTTGAATATACACATCAGTTTCCCAATCATAATCCCATACAATTATATCTAATCGATAGGTACCAGAAACGGATTTTAGTTTTAAGCCAAACAATTCATAAGCACTTCCGTGATTACCATAACTCCAAACATACCCTGAACTACTAATATTATTTACATTAATTGTTGCAATAATTGTACGTGAATTATTTCCTAATATGTTGGCAGAAATTACATCGAACTCATTACCTAAATCAATAACATTGTTTCCATCTAAAATAAATCCGGTTGCATCATATGTAAATGCACAATATTTAGCATCACATAAACCAAATTTCAAGGCAACTAAATCTTCTTCGTCATCATTTATAGTTGTATCGTTATGTTGAGTTAGTGTTGCATTTCCCATTATTTCTGTATTATTAATCCACAATCGGGGTATATAATCGGGACTAAATGCATTCACTAAGTGAAGCCATTTATTATTCAAATTCTCAACATTATATTCATAAATATTTCTTCTACTATCTTCTATGCCATATAAAGCAAATTCACTCAACATTATAGTAGAATTATCCCATGCCGTTGCTGTAACAGAGAACTTGTATATTTTATAAGACCCAGGAGTTGATATAATATAATTAGGAGAGCCCCAACTTGAATATCCTAGAGATTCTGCTTCACTTACTGACCAAGTTCTACTACCACCACCAGACCCACCAGCGTTTATTCCAGAAGCCAATACAGTGTTTATATTCGTTCCAGGATGTGTTTGATTTGTTTGTTGATCTAATAATACAAAATACACACCATCATTGCTACCATATAATGCAAAATTTTTAGGCATATATTTTGCTTGATGGTCTGCAGGACCTCCAGCGGGCGGGTTACCACCCGCTCTTGGCCACATTTTATACGATGTAACGTATTTTGGTCCTGAAAATTCCATCTGAAACCAAGCTTCACCACCATTGGTCCCTACATTACCAGAATTAACACTATTATCGCCGCCAAACCCTGCTACATCCTCATCTCCCTGAATATTATTAAAGAGCATATGAGTATTGTTTATGGTGGCATTATTATGGACAGTTAGAAGAACCTCATTATCAGAGGGACTACCACTTGTTATAGCAGAAGATATACCACCAGCTCCCAATATTGGTACAATGCCTACTTCTGGTATATCACTAATCCGAATATTAAGTTTTGAATTTTGTGGTTGCACTATATTATCAAAATTAGCCCCTTTCTGAAAATCACGAGAACTTCCTACAACATCTTCGGCACCATTATAGTCTGATACTAATTGTGATTGGTCAGTATAAGCAGATGGTGCAACGCCGTTGTTTTGCCCAGAAGCCGCAGTATATTCATATTTTCCACTACCTGGTTCAAATGTACCATCAAAAGTTATTTTAATATAATTGTAATATGTGCCATGAAAAGAAGCGACAATAATTCTATTGTCAGATTCATCTAAAGCCCAATATGATATATCTGTCCAATTCATCGGCGTCGACCAGCCCAATTTACCAAAATTCTCAGTTCCAAACTTATTAGACATATATAATACTATTTGCCTTGTAGCAGTTTGAACTTGGTAAATTATTCCAGTCGGAGATATTATTCCAAAGTTATTAGAACTTATATATATGCTTGCATCAATTGTAAAATGAGACATTAGAGTATAAGTCTGCTGAATTGAATAGTTAATTGTAGTATCATAATCTAATAAATTCGTTGAATTATCTAAAGTCGATATCTTATTTCTTTCAACTGTCGGCAATAATTTAGAAATATAATCATCATGTCTATCATTAACCTTGTCTATGGTATGGTATAGTGTTTGAATCGGACCATATTCGATATATACATCTAATCCTGCAATATCAGTAGTATTTGTAATTGCACCTTTGAATACTTTTACTTCTCCAATTGTTCCATAGAAAGGGTTTACCGGAGCACCTGTTGAAGGAAATCCACCAATCATAAAACCCTCTCCTAATGTAGTATCAAAAGGTTCTGTGTTCGATTGAGAATTCGCCGATTGAACATCCATTGTCCATGTTGACGAATTTTCCTCTTTTTTAAAGAAATATACAGTTCTATTCTCTGAATTATAACTAACAGCAATAATAGTCTCCACATTCGCAGTTATTTGAAAATTGGTATAGAAATCATTAGAATACCCACATAATCCCAAAGTATATTTGTCACTATCATTGCTGCTGCCGCCGCCGTAGTTTCCGTTTCTTATCCGAATACCAAAAGCATTATGACTTGTCCCCCACGTTCCATAACCACATATAAATTGCGTATTATTAGAAGCAGTCCAGGTTGTTTTTATAGTTGCAAAAATTGTTCTATCCGCATTACCCAATATTCTCGCAGCATCTACATCAAATTGAGAACTTAAATCAATCGGATCCCCCTGCAATGCATTGAAAGTATTTCCCGTCGCATCATAACTAAATTTCAATTCCGGTTTAGCTGGTATACCCAACCATGATAGAGCTGCAATATTTAAAAATCTATAACCAGTCGTCTCTTCAATCACAATTGCAAAATATTCAAATTCAAGTGTTGAATCTATTGTATAATCTGTACCGTTCGTTATAGCTGGAGATTCATTATCAAAACTTGCTAATAATGTCCAGACTGAGTCATCATTACTCCCATAAATAGAAAACTTGTGCGGAGCCCCTCGCGCCGAGACCATAGCATGATTTCTCTCAGCAATATTTACAGTTCTTAATATTATAGGATTTGGCATGTGTATCTTGTGCCATTCACCATATGGTATAACATTACCATCACTATCAGAATTTGCTGATAGTTGTGATGACCCTGCATATGTTCCATTATTATCTACGTAATGCTCTCCGAAAGCCATAATTGTACTAGAGTCGGTACTTCCGCTTCCTTGATACATTATATATTGTATTGTGGTGTTAGAACTAGAAGTAGTTAATTCATATCCACCATATGTATTAGTACCATCAGTGTGAGGCCAATTAAATGATGGAAATTCAGAAACGGTTATATTGGATATGTATGAATTTATATCAACAGAGGCTCCGCTTCCTGTCAAACCAATGAGCGCGATCGGAAATACTGGATTTACATAAAAATACAATTGTTTATCCCAACCATTTCCCGGTATTGTGGCTATGTAGCTAGAAGTCGTCCATGTGGCAGAACTCTTAACCCCGTAATCGTTAACTGTTGGTGTAATAAAAGATGGATCATTTGTTTGATCATAGTGTCTTGATGACCATTGGTAATCACCATCATTTGCAATTTCCCATGTGAATTCTACTCTCATGGGCGTCGTCGAGTTGACAGTGCCCCCAACATCATAGGAATAATGTTGTAAATTACCACTAGTGTGGAAACCGGCATTTTGCATATCCACCAAAAACATATTTTGCTGGCTGTTATGTCTTGTACGCCATCTAAAATAGTTAGTGTTATCGTCTATTGTTTTTAAAACTACAATATCCCTATCACCAATATTGTAGTACGTATAACCTTCTGTCACAAATCTTGCATTTGTTTCTAATATTCCTCGCATTGTATTTTCTTCAGCGATTGGAACACTAAAATTAAAGGCTTCTGTTATCAAGTTCTCTTCGGATCCGATGTAACCATCGCTAACAAATTGTTTTCTATACTCCTTTTCACTAGCATTAATATAAAATGCTGGTCCAGAAGAATAAGGATGACTTGTAAGACTATTAATATGACCAAACAAATGCCAATCACCAGTAATATTATTCGGTATCATTGATGCTTTTTCTTCTCCATCAATATGAAGTCTTACAATAGGTACATTATTTACATAATCTGCGAAAATATTAATTGGTGATTCAAGGGTTGATTCAAGGCTTTCTATACTTGTAATCGCAAAATCATATATTGACACTTTACCAATAGTTCCATTGAAACTTTGTCGAACTTGTGTTGCTGATTCCGGCATCGCACCTATCATAAGTCCGTAGGCACTTCCTGTATTTGTTCCTGGTTCTGCATTGCTATCCATTACCCACTGTCCAGTACTTGAATTCTTCAAGAATAAGTAAATATTCGTACCATCCCAACTAACCGCAGCAGTAGTTTCTACTCCCGCGGATACAGTACCTATACTTGGATCTAGCCAAAAATCGGGCGAACCGCCACCCCAGAAAGCAAGAGCATACACACCAGAAGCTGCATCACCGCCTTGGCTTGCTATACTTGCTACTTTCAAGGCAAATCTGTCACCCGTCGAGCTGCCTGTTCCGTAACCAACTATTACATGATGGTTTTCTGGATCTCCAATATTTGTATTGAAAGTGGCTATAATTGTACGACTTGCTGTTCCCGTTAATCGTGAAATATCGTATGTAGAACTCAAATCAATTGCATTCGATGCTGTTCTATCGGTTGCATCAGTACCAGTACCATTGAAATCAGTTCCAGTTGCATCATAACCAACAAAAAAGACTGACTTATTAAAAATATATCCCGAAGCATCAGTTATTGCTGTTGCTGAATTATAAGTAGATAATAAATCAGTTTGGTTAATAATATTAGTGGAATTATTGTATTTACCCGTTCCACTAATCGTATTTCCAGTAGAATCAATTTTAACCATTTTTAAATCTCCAGCAATAGTGTCTTCAAAACCAGCTACATATTTACCATCTAAACTATCATAACCAATGTAACTAATAAATGGATTATTTGGAGAGTCATTACCACCCAATTTACCTATATTACTTGAAGGAGTATCAAATTTAGGAATGCCTCCATTATGTTCCCAAGATATTTTACAAGTATACGGAAATTTGTGATTTGTTTTGATATTGTTACTAATGTCGTATTTATTGTTCAAATTATAATCAGAAATTACATATGTTACAAGAGTCTGTTGTAAATCTGGTGGAAAATTTGTGCCTTTCTGAAAAACTAAGTATCCAGCACTTCCATAAGGCGCCCAGTATCCAGCGTTCCCTCCATTCTCCCAGTAATTTATTAGATCTTCCCCAGTATTAATCGTTGGAGAGGAGCTCCCTTGTCCATTGCCGGTGAAGCCAGTCGAAGTACCCGCAATTCGGTCTGTCGTTGTTAGTGATGTGCCGGATGGTGTATCAATATTATTACCATTCATGTCAATTTTAGTCATTCTTAAATAAGGAGCTGTAAAATTACCTACGACTATTAAACCATCACTACCTAAAGCCCAATTAGTTACAGTCCAAATATTTGACGGAGTTGCTGTCGTATCTCCTGATGGATATTGATAAATGTCACCAATATTCTCAGTTCCAAAAGACCTAATATTCTCAGTTGCATAAGCCGCTTTTCCTGAATAAAATCCAAATGTTTCATAATTACTATCATTGATTAAATCCTCAACAGATTGATAAAAATCTGGAAAAGGAAAATCTGTGGCTTTATTAAACGAGTAAATTTGCGTGCCATACTGACTGCCTGCGTTATAGTATCTAGATATTAAATCTGACAAACTAGTCGGTGCGTTAACAGTGCCTGCGGTTCCAGCAGTTGTATAATAAGAACTACCCTCCTTCATATTGCCTTGTTTGTCGATTTTAATATAAAAATTAAAGCCACCGCTTGCGGCAAAGGTTTGGCCGCGCAACTCTAAAATTATATTTCCATCTTCATCTAGACCCCAGCTGTTAACAGGTCCACCATCGCCGATTGTATTAATACTAATACTACCAATATTAGTCGGATCAGTCCCAAAAGGATTCCCCTCCCAATAATCGGTATTTTTGTCAGATATTCCAATAATACATTCTGATGTAGATGTTATTTTAAACTCAATAGAACCATCATTATCTGCTTTTCCCAATGAGTATAATGAATCATTTGGAATTGAATTACTTGTTCTAAATAAAAAGTTTTTATTTGACCAACTAAAATTTGCTGGGCTTGCCATCGAATCATTTAGCGCAAAACCACTACCCATATTGAAATTATATCCACTACCATTGTCTGCTACTGTTCCTGCATTGTATTTGCTAATAATATCTTCTTGAGACGTAGGAACAGGATTTGGGTTATTTATATCAGCTCCTCCAATGTAATATGTAGCACCTCCAGCATTTGTACCATCGCTATTAATTCGACACATTTTAAGACGACCATCTACAGTATAGTGAACTATACCCACAATATAACTGTCCGTTTGCACATCGTAGGCATAAAATTCTACAGGGAATCTCTCCGTATTATTTGCTATCCACGTACCGCCAATATCACCAAAAGAATCCAGTATTTTATTAGCAGTTACAGCTCCATTCAATTTATAAAATATTTTGCTTTCTGTTATAATATCAATATTAGTATACATTTTGTCAATTTCAATTTCTGTCAAAGCCTTTCTTAGAACTTTAACGTCATATATAGAGGAAGTACTGGTTGCCTCGGGGTGTATACTACTGAAATCTGATCTACCAATCCATATATTTTCAAAATTATAGGACATAGTCCCAGTAACCGGTTTAATTCTACCATACCATTGTAATGTACCCTGAATATATACTTTTATTAGATAATAACCATCATCTTCTGTTTTAAAAGTCATTACAAAATGAATTTCTCCGTCTGGAAAATAAAGAAACTCTGGTCCTTCGTTTTGAGTAGCAGTACTGACTGAATCACCATTCGGTAAATATCCAAATATATGTGATATATTATACCAGGTGGTGACAATACCGCCCTCAAATATGTCTACCCAATTCCCACTATTATGAATAAGAACTTTACCTCCATGTGCTGAATTCTGAGAATTATGTATTTGTATACAAGTATTGCCTCCTCTTCCGATTTGTATAAAACCTTTCCATCCAATTGTTCTGGTCTCATTATAATCTATCCAAGATATAGTCATTTCGGTGTCATCAGAACTAATATGATTTGTAACATGAATAACATCATTATTCAAGTTCCACCATTGATTCTTTGAGTCATAAATACAATTATTTCCAATAGTTATTTTATGGTCAGCTTCCAAACAAAAGTATTCTAATTGAGCGATTTGGCACGGCAAACCATGTCCGGTATAAGGGGAAACTTTAGAAACAGCCATCGCAAAAGATTTATATGAATCAATTGTGGGGGTTTCTAGATAAAAAGAAAGACCAGTTGTGTTTGGTTGTGCAATCCCAGTTTGTATCATAATAAGTTCCCAAGGACTTGTGGTTGTTTTACGACCATAAATTCTCCAATCTTCCGGAGAGCGATAGTTCGATGCTCTATTATATAGTTTGAGACCACTAAATCTCCTAGCAATTGGTAAATTAAGTATTAAATATTCTCCATCTATTGTAGTACCCCCTGTCGTATCATTACCTAAATTGCGGGAATTCTCATAAACTGCTCCAAATCCAGTGTCTTGACTATATTCATTGTCTGTCCCCCAATAGGGACCATCCGAGCTTGTCGCAATTATTCCATCAAATGCATGGAAGGCATCGTCGAGTCCTGCGGGCGACTCCACAGTCGTATTTCGAGTTCGAACGGATGAAGCTTCGACTGAATATCCATCTTGTGAATTTGATGTCAAATCTACTGTTGGTTCAGTAATTAAAACTCCTGCGTTACTTGAAAACTTATTTTCTTTGTTAACATTCATGATTCTATTCTTAG